AGTTAAAAATTTTGAATCATCAAAATATCTAAAGTCTTCAATACAAGTAATGAATAATCTCCAAAATAATTGTCTACTACCAGAAACTTTCAAATATTGTTGTTCTGGTAAATTATATGGTTTTGCTTTATATGAAGAAAAAGTAGTTCCAAAGAATGATTTGATATGTGGTATTACTCAGGAAGAGTTTGAGGAAAATGAGGAGCGGATAATTTCGGGATGTTGTTTTTCAAGTTATAAAAGAAATTCTGTTGTGGATTGGTTTAATATAAAGAAAAAAAAGGTGTGTCCCAATTGTAGAAATGAAAATGGTGTTTGGTATTTTGAGAAAAAATCTAACTAAAAATTTTTACCCCAAATATCGTAATAATTATATTTTAATGGTTTTATATATTTATTCATTGGATGAATCCATAATTCTTCTTCCCAAAAACTTCTAAAAAATGGTTTGTTATCAATTAGAACATCCATATGTTTTTGTCCTTCTTTGAAGGATATTTTATCCCAATTTTCATTCATTATTTCAATATTTTTTATTTTGTCTATTTCTTGAAGATTACATGTTTGGAAATCTTCAATAATTTTTATTTTATCATTACTTATTATTGTCCTACAAATATATGAATTATATAGAACAATTGGGTTGTTATATTCTTCTTGAAAATCAATTTCTATCATTCATTATATATTATGTATTGTTTTTATATTAAAAAAAATTGATTTTTTTATAGATAGATAAAAATAAATAAAAAAACAATAAAAAATGGAAAATCATTTTATTACAAGAGCAACATTTTATGGAGAAAATCAAATTCAAATACCAATATATAATACTGAAAAAGATCTAATAATTGATGTGCAATGCGAAAGTCAAATACCATTACAATGTGCTATTAAATATCGAAAAAATATGATATATAAAATTATTTGGCGAGGTCTTCATCAAAAACCAGATGAAAAATTTTCATATAAAACAAAAGATGGAAGAACATATATATATGTTCAGAAATACTATAGTAGAGGATTAGGAACAACAACTGATAAAGAATTGGAAATTGTTATATAAAAAATTGATTATTTTTTATTTTAATTATTATTATAAAAAAAATGGAAAGACCACAAAGTCCCACAAAAGAAGAATGGATTAAATATAAAAGATATTCAACACATAATTTACCACAACATATGCGTGATTATTTAGAATATCAAAGCAAAATGTCTGTTGGTATTTTGACCAGATCATATTTTGAAAAAATGGCTTCATATTGATAAAAAATAATATTTATAAAATTTGTAACTATTTCTAATATTTACCAACAACTCGTAATTCAAATGCGACAACGCCATATTTTTTTTCATCTTCTTCTGAATAATATGTATGATAAATTTTTAGACCATCATTTGGATCTTCTATAGAAGGTAATGTTTTAAGCAATCCTTCATTATACAAATAATTTTCAAAAGATGGATAATGAGTTTTTTTTAGAATAACTGTTCTGAATTCTCTTTTTAGCACTGGTTCCATTTCTTTATTAAACCAATCAATTTGGTCTCCTTCTTTCATTTTTTCCCAGTCTCCTTGATTTAATCTTCCTTCAATGGTTTTACAACCAACTGCAATAAGACTAAACCAAGGTTCGCTTATATGTTTTCTATATAATTTAGCCATTTTATATGATTTATATGAATGGATATTTGTAAATATAAAAATAAAAATCAATTTTTTATAAAATAAGTTAAAAATTAAATATTTTTTATAATATATATGATAAGTAAAATTATAAAACAAGAGAAGAAATGTAAAAGAATATTCAATAATAATTACTTTGGTCAATTCAGAGATAATTATGAAAAATTCAAGAAATATTCTATACTTGTTGGTTCATATGATAGTATGAAATATGTATCAGAAAAATATAATTATTATTTTATAAAAGAAAATTACCCAGAATTTATTGAACCAGAAGAGCATTTTGAAATTGAAACAAAATGTTAAATGATATTAAAAAATTGATTTATTAATTATATAAATATATAAATAAAAAATGCAAAAATTATATTTATTTAATTATAGGTTTTTACCTATTTTAGCAAACTCATTATGGAAAATAAGAAATTATGAGTCTATTAATCCTTGGAATAATTCAATAAAACACTTTTCACTTAATACAAAGGAAATAGTACTTAATAGTAATTTTTCACATAAATATGTAAGGACCGATAAATTTGAAGGAGATAATTTAATTAAAAGTTATTTAGAAATTAAATATAAATCATATAATATTGAAGAAAAAATAGATTATTTTGATTCAGATTATGATAATTATTTTAGACTAAAATATTTATTAGTTATAGAAAATCAAATGAAAGATTTATCTACAAAAGATAAATTAGAATTGTCATTTGAAACATTTGACAGCAAAGAGATTAGTGATGATCTACATTATTCATTTTCACCCAAAAACAAAGAATTGTTAAATGATATTAAAAAAATTATTAAAAATAATGAAGATAATATAAAAATTGATTTAAAAAAATATTAAAATATATATTATAAAATGAACTCAACAACTATAAATTGGAATTTAATTAAATTAGATACTTATGAAAAACAAGCAGATTTTTTAAATAATATTAATGCTTTTGGAAAACCTGTAATGAGAGTTACACCAGAATATTTAGCAATTGAGGATGAATTGAGTGGTTATCAATCAAGAAAAAAATTAGAAGATATGATTGGTAAAACTACTTAAAATAAAATTACTTAGAATAAATATAATGCCTTATTTATATTTATTTACTATACAAAATTTAACTTGTAATTCTCATATACGCAATTATGCAATTATATCTAAACAAAATCAAGAAAAATTAGAAAATTTAGAAGAAGGAACTATAACAGGTTGTTTTAATGAATTTGGATTAGAAAAAGATATTATTGTGAATAAGAGAGTAATTCCTTTTCTTGATGAAAAATTTAATAAAATAATAACCAATTATAAGAATAATATTAAAGTGATAAAAGATAACGAATATTATTGGTGTATAATTGATGATAAAAAAATAGAGATTGAACACTTTCCATGTGAAAATTGGAAAAAAACTTACGAAAATGTTGGAATTTATGCATAATATATTTTTATAAAAATTGATTTATAAACATTTTATTATTATATACATAGTAAAATGGACCCAAAATATTTAAAATTATCTCTTAGAGAAAAGGACGTTTATTTTAGGATTGATGATATAAAAAAATATCATGCTTATTCTGCACATGGAATTGATTTTCAAGATTATCATATTGTAATAAATGAATTTCATGTTTATGAAAACAGAGATAAACCATTGGATGAAACATATGGTGGATTATTTCTTTACATTGATGAAAATAAAAAGATAAGAATATATGACAATCTTAAAAAAATATATATAGATGTTGAAGATAATGAAGATAAAAATCATTTAACTTACTTCTATGAAGCTAAAGAGTATTGTGATTCAATCGAATATGTTGTAAAAGAAATATTATTACAATTTGTTATTGATAATTAGAACAAATTATATTTATAAATAAACGAGGAATATCTATTTCAATGTCCAGTAGATTTGTTGAATAATGTCTTTTTCTTCAATCTTTTTTCCATCCAATTTATCAAGAAAATCCTCGATCTTCTTGATTTTTTCAGTAGTAGTAAGCTTGTATTTTTCAGCATCAAAATAGATGGATTGATGTCTTTTTTCATGGGAGCTTTTAATATCCCACGCTTTATCCACATTTTCCTTTATTTTGGTTTGTTCTCTTGCTAATCTGGTTTCTTCTTTAACTGATTGGACCATGCTTTTGAAGGATTTAACCATAAGACTTCCAAATGTTCGCATATCTTCATCTATTTTTTGAATATCTGTTGTTCGCGTCATCATTTCTTGTTCGGAAGTAAATGTTTTTGCATTCTCCAAAGCGTTCAATCCATAAACGATAGCTTCAAGAAGATATTGTTTTGATTTTGACGCATAAGCATTGCCTTTTTTCTCACAATCTTCATAATATTTAACCAAATTAGATTTGGGAAGATTACTAAGTGAAAGAGTTGCATAAGTCAAATTAACATATCTATTTACTTGACCTTTGTGAAAATATCTGATATTAACATCTGGAAGTTTAATATTTTCATATTCCAATATGATTGGATTTTTAAAAAATTCTTTTGCCACAGGCACCTGCTGTGAAACTTCTGATATTTTTTTATTCTCTTCTTTTTGCGTATAATGTTTTACTGCTTCTTTTTGGTTTCCAGCATATGGCTTGAATTTTCCATCACCAGCATTTGTGGCTCCTAATCCAAGTCCAGAACCTAAAAAATCAACGCCAACTGAGACTTCTGCTCCTAAACTACTAGCATAGCCACATGCTGGACCAATCGCACCACATCCAATTCCAATAAGTAAATCAGTTGTTTCCTTTCCTTCTTTTGGATTGCGATTGTTTATCGCGTTATATGTAAAAGTAGTTGCTCCAACTGCGGTTCCAACTCCGGAAGCAACGCCAACTGCAACAAGAGAAGCTCCACCCGTAAAAGGTGCTAATAAAAGACCTCCGGCTACAGAGCCAAAGATAGTTCCTAATGATGAATGTGTATTTCCCATTTTTTAGAATAGGTATATTTTATTGATTTATTTAATCAATTTTTTATATTATAAAAATAATATGATAGTTTATCATGCATCTCCAAATAGTAATATAAAGAAACTTTATGACAACTCATATGTTACTATTTTTCCACATATTGCTTATTATATGGGATTATCTTTTAATGGTAAAACTTGGACTGATAATGATTTAGAAAGACCTTATGGATTTGAAACAATAATCAAGTTTAAAAAAGGAAGAAAACCTACTACAAAACCAACATTATACAAGTTAGAAATAGAACCTGAGAATATTATTATACATAACAATTTTCCATTCGAATTTCAAATAAAAAAAGGCGTTAAAGTAGAAAAAGTAAATAATGTTGAAGAATTACTAAAATTGTCTAAAAGAATGAGTAAAATATTTGATAAAATTTGTATGTAAAAAATTGAATATTTATTTTACAATTTTAGTAATGATTATAAAACTAAAATGGAAACATCTAAATTACAAGTTTTTTTCCAAAAATTTTTTCTAATTTTTTTTCCAAATTTAAATCCCCGGGATAGACCACGGATACCTGGTCAAAATCAGTTTTAATTGATTGATAAAATAAGTTAGATACATTTGAAAAATCAATATATTTGACTTTGAACTTTTTTTTAATTAACATATCATAATATTTTTTCATAGAGGCACGATGATAAGCCAATTTTAACTTATGGAATCTAAAATCAGTAAAGTATCTTGGTTCTTCAATAATATAAATCTGTTTAATTGAATCATCTTTTAGATGTGATAATTCTGAATAAAGTTGATGAGGAAATAATAAGAAAGCCATTTATTATAATAAACATAGATTATTATTTTAAGTCAAAAATAAACATTAAATATTTAGTGTTAGTTTTGAAGTTGTTAGTTTCGCTTATTAAATGAAGGGTTAGTAACCCATCATTTAATGAGTTACTTATCTACAATGCCGCGTAAAGGCCACTTCTTCAGATATGTTCGAATTTATTAAATTCGAATAATATCTATAATTGTAGTACTGTGGTTTTTAAAGAGTTCAGCTCACTCTATCCTTGTACGGGTTACCACCCGCGTGCTACGACCTGGTCGTTGGAATATAGCACCCTCGTTTGAGGTTGGCAAGATTGTGATGCATTCTTTTAGTTGGATGCATCAAAACAACTCCTATTTTATCCTTAGCCATAAGGATACGGTAGAAACCGTAAGTAGTTTAACGACTTGCTCAGGTCTCGGACCCTGCCTTATTCCCTTAGATGGCCTCGATGTCGATTTCACGGTCAACCATCAAGAACTTGCCCTTAGACTTGGTCTTCTTGGGGGCAGCAGGGGCGGAGGCAGGGGCAGGGGCAGCAGGGGCGGCAGGGGCAGAGCGAATCTGCTTGGCAGCCTTCTTGCGTTCAGCTTCAGCAACCTTCTCAGCTTCACGAGCTTGCTTCTTAGCCAAGAGAATGGCCTTGACATCCTGGTCGTTCTTCTTGGGCTTGGTAGCGGCGGCAACAGAAGTGACAGGAGCAGAAGTGACAGGAGCAGAAGTGACAGGAGCAGAAGTGGAAGGGGCAGGAGTGGAAGGAGCAGCGGGCTTCTCTTCCTCGTCGTCAACTTGCCACCAACCCTTGCCAGACTCCTGAGAGCATTGCTGAGTGGTCTCCTCGGACTCGTCCTCTTCCTCGTCGTCCTTCTCGAACTCGGTCATGAACTGAGAGCGGAGAGACTCGATGTTGGTGGTGAACTGGCAGGGCTCGACATCAGACAACACAGAGGAGCAAAGCTGAGGGATGAGCTCAAGGTACCAGTCGTAGGAGGTGTCCTTCTCGTAGCGACCATTGACAGAGTCACCGTAGACCACGAAGAAGCCCTGAGCGGACTCCTTTTCAACAGCGGGAATATCGGTGATCTTCAGGTGCATTCCACGGCCGGCATTCTCACGGTTGTACTCACGAATCTCCTGGAGAACCTTAGAGGCGGTGGTCTTGTCGGCAAAGGGACCAATCCAAATCTTGCGGACACAAACGTCACCCTTCTCACGGGACTCCATGTTCTGCTCGCGGAAGATGTGGTGCTTGAAGCGATTGCCGAGAACCATCATGGAAGCAAGGGGCAGAGTCTTCTTGGTCTTGAAGGCGGACATACCATTGAAGTCAAAGTCGATGTCGTCGTCAGCAAGAGGGGCGAAGGTGGTCTCAGACTCGAGGTCCAGCTTGGGGGCTGGCTTGGCAACTGGCTTGACAGCCTGCTTGATGACAGGCTTGGGGGCCGACACAGGAGCAGGAGCAGAAGAAGCAGAACCAAAGAAGAGCTTGACGAGGTCGTGCTTGGCGAAATCAGCATCGAACTTCTTCTTGTCGACCTTGGCCTGTTGCTTGGCAGTGAGCTCCTCTGAGATACGCTGGGAGAAGCCGGACTTGGTGTGCTTCCATCCTTCCTTCTTGTCCTGGAGGAAGTCATTGATGGTCTTGCCTTCCTTCTCGTAGACCTTCCACCAGCCACGGAGGTAGAACTCCACATACTTGACCTTGTTCTCAGAGAACTCCTCAAAGGAGAGCTTGGTCTCGGAAACGATGGAGGAGTCCTTGAGAACCTTAATCCAGTCAGCGACGTCGTTGTGGTTGCACATGGAGAAGACCTGAGGGGTCATACCAGTGGAAGCAACACCGAGCTTGATGTAGCAGGTGGCGGCGGTGAAGTTGATGCCAGACTCACGGTACACCTTGACGGCCTCTGCGAACAGAGGGTTGGAATCAATCCAATCGCTGAAAGTGATGCGGAAGGTAGGATTGGCCTCCTTGTACTCCTGGAACAGAGAGGGGATGTCTTCGGCGAGGTCGGCAGCGGTGCCAACAACAGCAGGGTCAGACATCAGGGGTACACCATAGTACCAGGTCCAGAAGTTGCGGAAGTTATCCTTGTCAGATGGAATGGTGAACTCCTCCACACGGTCCTCCTCAGTCTCATGGTCGGCCTTGAAGACGTGTTGTTCAATACCCATGCTCTCCCAGACGAGCATCTTGGTACGAACATCACGTTCGAAAGTGGGGAAGTCGCAACCCAGAGACTTGTTGTACCAGTTGGCGAAGATGCGGTCACGCTTGAAGTCAGCGACGAACTGGTCGATGGACATGTAGTTGTAGGCCTGGGTCATGACGAAGACAAGGTGGACCGGGTCCTCAGGCTTGATGTCCTTGAGCAGTGCGTTGAACTTGCGGCGGCGGATGACCTTCTGTATCAGAGCTTCAGCCTTGGCGATGCGGGCCTTCTTCTGCATAATCTTCTCATAACGCTCACGGAAGGCAGAGTCAGAAGCCTGCATGTCGGCCAACTGCTGAGCGGACATCTTGGGGAGGTCCTGGAAATCAGCAGCCTGGGGCATCTCAACCTTCTCCTTGCGGTTCAGGTCGATAGCCTTGAGGGGAGTGTAGCCGAGGTCACGAATGAGGTGGACCTTGCGGAAAGTGTTGACCAACTCCCAGGCGACAGTCTCGATGGCATTGTTGACCTTCTTAATCTGATTGTCAATCTCCTTGGGGCTGGAGCACTTGTCAGCAATCAAATCAGCATGCTGAGTCTTCAACTGGTTGAGCTTGGTTTCCAGGGCGGCACGCTTCTCAATGGCCTGGATGCTCGAGGTAATCTTGCAGGTGCAGTTTCCACAAAGCTCGTCCTTGCAGATGAGCTTGAGGATACCGGTAGCAGGATTGACAGTCGAGGGGTGAACACCACGCTTGCAGTTGGGGCCATGAGTGCAGACATCGTCCTTGGTAATACGGGCAGCCTTGCCGACGGTGTGACGCTGGAACTCACAGTTAATGTCTTGCTCGCAGAAGTGAACACGGCGAGCCATAGCCCAGACCATGTTTTCGTTGGCAGAGTCGGGACCCTCGAAGAGGCCGAGCGAGTTCTGCTTGTTCAACTTGCGGGCAATACCAGCTGCTGAGGTCCAGATGTTCAAGATTTCAGAGAAGTTCTTGGGCACAGGCTCAGGCAGGGTGACACGAGGCTTACCATCCTCCAAACGGCACTGGTTGATGAAGTCGAAGTTGGTGGCAATAACCTTGTAGACCGTCTCGAAGATTTCCTGGATGGGAAGCTTGGCAGCACCGGGGACGAGGGCATCATCCAGCTTCTTGAGGAAATCGTAGGAAACAACCTTGCTGACGTGGTGGGCAAAGGAGCAGCGGGCACCATGCTTGCAATCCTCAGAACCAGTCAACTCGTGCAACACATGGTCCAAGCACATGGCAGTGAACTTCTTGGAGTCACCAGCAGCAGTAGTTGGGGCACCGCTAGAACCAGCAGCTGCCTTGGGGGCAGAAGGCTTGGGAGCGGGGGCCAACTCAACGGGGTGGGGGTAACGGCACGAGTCACCATGCTTGCACTCACCGTTCAGGAAAGCCTGACAGATGGGGACATCATGATGAGGGTAAGCAGGGTGGTTACGCGGGTGCTTGCACTTGTCCTCATCCTTCCTGGTACGGCAATAGTTGATCAAGGTCTTGCAAAGCAAAACTTGAGAACCATTGATGGTGACCAAGACGGTATGCTCGGTAGCAACAAGAGGAGCAGGAGCACGGCGAGTTTGCTTCTTACGCTGAACAGTCTTGAAGCCTTCAGAAGCAACGGGGGTGGCAGGGGCCTTCTCAACCTTGACAGGGGTCAAAGCAGGAGAAGGAGTCGTGGATTGGACAGCCGGTTCCAAATCCAAAGTGGCATATCGGTTCTTGCCACAGAAAGGAGTGCACAGAGGCACATTGGGGGTGACCTTGCGGGTCGAGGTGGTCTTCTTGAAAGTGTTAGGAACACGAGAAGAAGGGGTCGTAACAGTGCTAGTCAGGCTACCTGCCACGTCCACAGACTTTTCCGAGTGGCACGGATTCGCATTTTGTACCTTGCGACTAGGTGCAGCATTGGTTACCTTGCTGCTGGAGGCTTGGGTGCACAGAGGCACATTGGGGGTGACCTTGCGGGTCGAGGTGGTCTTCTTGAAAGTGTTGGGAACACGAGAAGAAGGGGTCGTAACAGTGCTAGTCAGGCTACCTGTCACGTTCACATACTTTTCCGAGTGACACGGATTCGCATTTGGTACCTTGCGACTAGGTGCAGTATTGGGTCCCTTACTGCTGAGGGTGGTGGGGGCCTCCTCATCGCTTTCACGACGAATCATCGGCCCCGGGTTCTTCCACTGAAGACTGACTCTGGCAAGTCAGAAGAACCGGTAATACCAGAATTATACGAAGGGTTATTCATACGTCTCATTACCAGGCTCGAATTTATGAGACAGACAAACTCTAAAAATTTCAATTTTTTTTATATAATCTATCATAAATAAAGCAAATAAAACAAATAAAACAAATAAAGCAAATAAAGTGTTTAATTATTAAATTGAAATAAATAAAATAAGTTTAATGACTTAGAATCTGTTTAGCCCTAATCATGATCCAACCTTTAACTCGTTGTTCTTCAAGATACTTGTAAAGCCCAGATACGCGTTCACGGTCAGGATGAGTCTTCATGACTTGTTTGTAAAGTTCAGTAATCTTTGAATCATGTTTTGATGGTTTCACACTATATTGATAAATACTATCATTAATAGGTTCATAATGTTCTTCATCACTACTATGGTTTTCCCTAAGTTGAGCCCAAAGATAAGGAGGAAGTTGAGATAGATAAATACTAAAGTGATGAATGGTAGAATCCTTTCGTACTCGAGGCATTACAAGACGCCAACCGTCAGCTAGTTCTTCTTGAGTTAGATGGTCAACTGTATGTTGTACTTTATGATTATCTTTAGTTTTCATTGTGGTGATAAATTGTCCATGTTTGAGTCCAGATGTAGCAGCATTGCTAACGGATTCTTTTTGTTGTTTGACATTTTCTTGAACAGTGGTAGACATATTAATTAATTATTAATAAAGTAGGGATAGGAACCAATAAATTAATAATTCAACTTTTTTAAATAAGGTAATATTTAAGAAAATTGATTTTTATAACATTTAATTTAAGAAAGAATTATATAATGAAAAATAGTTTCAAAGATAAACCATTAACTATTGATGAACTGGTAGCTTGGAAAGAAAATCCTATTATTAACCCTAGAACCGGTAAACCAATTAAACAATCAGGACTTACCTGGGAATATATTAATAAAGTTTATACCAAAAATAAATCTCAAGTAGATGATATTATCAAGAAAAAAGATGTTAAAGTAGAATTAAATACAGATAACAAAAAACTTAATATGTTAGATAATTCTACAAAAATTAAATTAATTGATTGTAATGAAGATAGAGATCCAATTAGTATGAACATGTTTTGGGTTGAAGAAAATGGTATTAAACAGATAGTTTACCCAGATGATAAATTAGACCAACTGGTTATGTATATAGATTCTAAAAATATTATTAGATGTTTTGAAAAAGAAACCCTAAAATATTTAAAAACTTATAATATGACAGTACATCCAATATCTATGGAAGAAATACCCAAAGAACTTTTTGATATGGTTGAACAAGTTAATCTAATTCAAATACAAGAAAATAAAACGATTGAAAATGTTGCACTTGATGTTTTTCAGTATTTCAATAAAATTTCTATTTTTGTTGATTATGAATGGTTCTTAGATTTAACCAAAGAACAACTAATCAAGTTTAATTATGAACTTAGAGATTTTTGGTTACAAAATTTTTCTGAAACTCAACGTCAAAGTATTAGTGATAGTCCAATCTTGAGTAAAAATAATGATAGCCTAATTAATTTGTCTCAAGAAGAAATCCAAAAATATGTTCTAAGTCAAATGAAACAATTACTTGAATGTGATAAAGAAGAATTTAAATACATGATTAATTACATTATTCTTGGAGCTCTAGGAATTGTAATACCAAAAATTAAAGAATTATATCCGGACTTTTCGTTCTCTTTTTAATTTTACTTTATTTATTAGTTTATACTGAATTCAAACCCATGCTTCCTAAATTATAAATATCATACAAGTTAGGATCTTCTTTTTTAACTTCTTTTTCTTCCTTTTTACTACTATCAACAATAATTAATGGAGGTGGTGTTTCTGGTTCTGGTTCCATAGCTACTTCAGTAGGTTTGATTCTGCCAATAATTTCTGGTAATTCCACATTTCTCCACGATGATTTATTTTCTCTATCAGCTTCATCTTCTTTTTTAGTTTTAGTTGAACAACATGAGAAACAAGTACAGTAATTACATCCACATGGGAAACAGAAACATTCATAACAACATGTTCCACATTCTCCAATATCCTGTTCAAAGCTACCAGTTTTAATCATAGTTGTGAACCATCTAATTATATCATTTGGTATTATTGGGGATATTTCTATTAATCTATCATAATCTTCTGCAGATTGTTTAATAAAATCTTTTGCTCTGTTTCTATCTTTTCTTGATTTGGCTAATTCTAATTGTAATTTTCTGGAAAACTTATCCCATGATACACTTGCAAATCTATGGGCTTCTAATTTTTGTGCAACACCTGTATATGTGGCAATTGTCGCTAAAATACCTGCAAAAATATTAAAGGCACCAATTGCAAATGTTGCATATTGTGCACTACCTCCCAAACTACCAGTTGCAAAATTACCAGTACCTGTTATGGTTGAAATAATAATAACAGGTATGTTGAACCAGGCATTTAAACACCAGTATCTTTTATGTGCTCTTTCGTGCATCATCTTAAAACATAAAGCTTTATCACTCCATTTCTTTAAAATTTTTTCTTGCTCTTCCTTCCAAGGATAATCTTTCTCAATTGCTACCACAGGAGGGACTGCGGGGGTTTCCTCTTTTTCTTTCATATTATATATATATTTAGAAAAATCTTAACTTAAACTTTATATTATTTACCACAATAAAATGCCTTTTCAAGTTCAACACTTGACGAAAAGAATTCTATTAATTTCATATGATAATCCATTATTTCTTTAAATTCATTTTCTAGGTCTTGTAAATTTTCAACTTTATCATCTTTAACCCAAGTTAATATGGTATTATTTTTTTTGGCTTGTAGAATATCATCTGCCATTTTACGATAATCTTTTAATAAAGCTACAAAATTACTTTTATTAACTTCATCCATTGTTTTTCTCGCATCTATTTGTCCCCATATATAATTTAAGTCTTTTAAAAATTTCATTTTACGTATCTTTAATGAATTTGTTAAATAAAAATGAGAATTATCAATCAAAGACTTATAAAACAAAATATCATCCTTCTTTTGATTTCCTAATAATTTAGTTAAATTATTTTTTATTTCTGCAATCCCATTTATATTTAAAATACATTTATTTTCATAATCGGTATATTTGGTAAATTTTTCTTCCCACTCCAAAATATTTTTATCAGTATTTTCCATTTATTATAAATAGTAAATAAAAAAAATTTGAAAATCTTATAATTTTATATATTTGGAATAGCTTGTAATGTTAAGCTTAATCATCAAATACAATGATAAACTACATTTTGAAGATGTAGATCCAGAATTACCAATAAAACAGATATTCACTTTGATTGAAAATAAATATAATATAATAGTTGAAAATTGTTACAATATTTATCAATCATCAAAATTATTAGACGATAATCAATTAGTCAAAAATTACAATATTTCATCTAATACTATTTTGAATGTGCAATTTTCAATGAGTAAGAAAATGAAAAATAATCCACATGATTATACTGGTGAACAGGCATTTTCCAAACTAATTGCATTGTTAGAGAAAAGATTTAAACCTAACACTTTTAATGTGGTATCTTTAATGTCATATAATGTAACTGAACATATTGTCCAAAAAAATTTAATTCAACAAACACAATTTAATTTGTTGAATCAAATTATAAAAATAGCTTCTAATGCAAATGAAAAAAAAATTAGGATAAATATGATGTTACCTGATTACAACTTTATCAAATATATCAAATGGTATATTCAAAAATATAAATTGAATTATGATATATTTAAAAATTCGGACCAATATGATGAGTTCACTCAACAAATTCATGATTATTTACAAATATCTTATGACACCAAATTTATGGATAAATCAGAACTATTTTATAATAGAATTATTAGATTTAGTATTGATTCAAACAATCACCCACACTTATTTGCTTCGTTGAATATTAATTATGGAAATATTAAAACAAAAATATATTTTTATTATATTGGAATAACTTTTAAATCAAATTCAGAATATGATATTCCATATGGTATAATTAATGGGTTTAATTATAAAAAATTATTTGGTAAAAATTTATTTGTTAATATGTGGACAGGTGACGAAATATATTCAGATATTAAATCAGACTAATTAAGTCTATTAATTGACTCAAGTAACAAAATTAGTTATATAATAAAAAATTTGATATATAAATTATTTATTTTATAATGCTATATAGTAATGGCATTGTGCGAACATTGTAATAAAAAAAAAGTTAGTGTTATTCCCTTTACTTGTAAATGTGGATATCAGAAATTGTGTTCATTCTGTAGATTACCAGAAGAACATAAATGCACATTTGATTTTAAAACTGTTGGTAGGGAAAAATTAATTAAAGATAATCCTGTTATTGTAAAACCAAAATTGGAAACATTTTAACTAGATTTTGGTTTATTTATTGTTTCATCTTGATTATATAAATTTAATGAATGTTTAACTGACATCTCATACATCCACTCTATGTCATCATTTAATTTAAATTGTTTATCGAATACTAGTTTATTATTTAATTTTTGATTTTCATTTAATGATTTGGTTATTAAGTTTTCTTCATCGATATATTTATTTAGTGCATGTCTAATTGATATTATAGTTAGATTATCTAATTTTTTAAATGTTTTGATCATTATCAGTATATTTAATTAAATTATAAAATTATTTTTCAATATTTATTGATTCAAATTTATGTGATAATTGAATTCCATTAATTGATTTGAATTTTGACTTATTTCAAGATATATATCATTATTAATAAATACATTAGTTGTTAGGTTATGATCAATCGATTCTTTGACAATTATTGGTTTTTCAGGATAGTATGCATCTAAAACAGTTAATTTATATTTTTCAATCATATTATATGATATGTTGTCTTCAGATGATAATAAATTTCCTTGATTACATTTTTTAATACGTCTAATAACTTTGAGTTGATTAAATTTATCTTTGAGGATGAGTTCGAATATGTAGGTTTGAGAGTCTACTTCATTATTTTTGTAAATATACTTGGTATTTTCTTGTTTTTTCTTTTGAATGCTATAATTTATTTCGTAATTATAACTCATATATCTTATAATTACTAAACATTTTTTTTTCTTTAAAACCTAATTGATTGTTTAATTTGGAGGAGATGCGAATATTTTATTACAGTCTAAACCGGTATAAAAACAAGAACATAATGCATACCCAATATCATTTTTGGTAAATTCAATATATAAGTTGTCACTGCGTTGTGTCGAACTAGATTCCTCTTGATTTATTTTTCCTTCTAATTCATAAACCAATGGTAAGTCGGCAGGTAATACACTTACTGATGCTTTATAAGATTCGATACTAGATAATTTAATTTTGTGAGTAGTTTTAATCATATGAGAATACTTTGTTTCTTCTAAATTTATAAAATATTTTTTTCCAATTACTTCCCCATTAATAATTAATTCAAATAAATATTTACTAGTATCATTATTTGAATCCGAAAAGCCATGATAACTTTTGGCGTATTGAATTGGAATAGGTTGGGTTCTGTTATTTAATGTAACAATTGTATCTGACATTATATATAATAATATAACATAAATATTTTTTTAACTAATTATTTTAAGTTTATCTTAAAGATTTTTTAATTTTAATTTTAATTTTAATTTTAATTTTAATTTTATTTTATATTTGATTATATATGAGTGGTCGTGGTCGTAGAGTAACATTTACTCCTAAACAAAGAGCTGAGTATTTTCTTAGACATGAAATCAATAGTTATCCTGATGGTCCAGTTAAAGATACATTGCGTCAAGATTTAGAACAAATAATAAGAACTGATGCTAGAGCAAGAACTGTACAAACACCTAAAGGACCAAGAATAGAAGACCCAATTAATAAAGCTTTACAAAAAACTTGGGGTACTATGGATGTAAAAAATTACATTCATAATGCACCTAAAGGTAAAATTTCTTTAACATCTAGTATTTTAGGAAGAAGAGTATCAGTGTCAAATTATTCTAATCGCGAAAATTTAGAAGTTGGTGGTGCTGTAGATTATAAAGATGTTTTAGATTTACAAGCAAAGGAACCTAGATTAGCACCAAAATTAAGTGCTGCTTTTACTCCAATACCTGGTAAGTCTGATGTTTACCAATATAATGAAGGAATTCTAAATTCTGATGAAATTGAAGAACTAACTAAAGTGGCTGCAGTTAGAGAATTTAAAGAAGAAATTGGAATTGATATAAGTCCTTCAAAATTAGGTGCATCAACAAGAAATTACTATGGAGATAATGTTTTTAGTATGGACCTTTCTCCACAAGAATATAATGATACTATTGTTAAACCATTAGATGCTAAAAATGATGAAGAATTATTAACACAATCTGAATTATCTAGTAAAACATATCGCAAATATTTAAAATATAAAGCTAAATACTTAAACCTTAAAAAGCAACTTGAACAAAAACAAAATAAATAATTGGAAATATTTATTTTCCAAACTATTTTAAATGTCTAATTTTAAATGTATGTCATGTCATTTAATAGGATTCAACCCATACACCAAAAAGGATTTTGTGGATCAATTAAATAAAAAAATATTTAATGTTATTGATTTAGATTCTATTAATCAAGAAATTTTAAGAGACCCTCAATTAGATAAAATGTATAAACAGTTTCAAAAATTAAAGGAAGATAAAAATGATAAGTTTAAAGAAGTTGATAAAAAAATGAGTCAATTTTGGGAAAAAAATTTTATGGAAAAAGTTGACGCTCAAGTTAATGAAAAAAGAATGAATATATTAATAGGACAAAACAATCATTATAAAAGTTTAACTAGAAGGGTAAATATCGATTGTACTAATAAGTTTATTGTTAAATCAGATGTTGACCAAGAAGTAAAAGCATGGATAAAATATAATTTAGAAACTTATAAAGAAGATATCATAGAAGGAAATTTTCCTTTAGAGTACATAAATTATGAATATTTACATAAGAAAAGATTATCAATTGAATCTACTTATAAAAAAATTGGTTATATTGAAAAAAGTTTAAATCAATTAAAAACAATAGTTAATCTAATCGAAAACAGTACCAAATCTAATGGTAATGAAATATGGGTAGGTATGAAGGAACCATATAATATTAATTCGTTAATTCATCCAAAAACTAATGATAAAATTGTTGGTTTTTCGGATCCAAATATGGCATTATTAGGTTCAATTAATTTTTCACAAGATGAAGTTAAATTTAATGGTTCAGAAATTACTCTCAAAGAAATTAAACCACAAAGTATGAACAAGTTAAAAACCAGAAGATTTTTATATTTGGTTGAGGCAAAAACATTTATACCACATGAAAATGGAAATAACCAAAAATTCTTTTCACAATTACCAGTAAAAATACTTGCCAAACAGAGAATTGATAATTTATATGAATTTTTTGTTGATTCAAATACTAACAGTTCATCTAATTCTTAGGATAATAATTAAATTAATTTAATAATATTCAATTATTAAATTGATATAAAAGAAAATTGTTATTAAAACATAATGGAACAGAAAAAACTATATTCAAAAACTTTGGTAGAAAAAATTATATCTGAGAATAATGATGAATTTGAATGTTTGATAATAAAACCCGGATCAATTAAATCAGTTTCATGGTTTGACTCAAATTATTCTAGTAATTTAATGAATCTTGATTTATTTAACACAGTTAAAACAAATACCGATAAATTTGTGGAAACTATTGTTAATAATTTAGAATTAGCAAAATATAATATCAAAAATCTGAATGTTAAAAATGAGATTGTGGGTGAAGAACCATATTATTTATTCGAATTATGTTATGTTGATTTAGAAAATTCAAAAGAATATCAAAAAGAAGAAAATTTAAATGAAATGGCAAGCTTAATTAATGTTAATGGTGAATTAATTTATTCCAATGCAATTCTATTTAGGAGTCATATTCCTTCATTGTCAGACTCCATGACAATGTGTTCTGCTACCAAAGCTGATTTACAACGTTTATTATACGAACGCGTTCATACTGGTATAGTATTATATGATGAGGGTATTTGGAGTGAAAAAAGGGTTTCAGGTGACCTGACTGAATTTGCAGAAATATTTTTTGATGATAAATATGAAAAAATAGAATTACCATTTTTAATGCATAATATTAATATATGGTATTCTACTTCTGATTCAGGAGATTTTAATACATGCGGTAATCTATTAGATGAACAAGTTGACAAATGTATTATTTTTAGTATGAAGTCTGAAGAATTTAGGGGTAATATTACATTGGATGAAGTTAAAAAAATTATTTATTTATCAAAAGTATTAACAAATTATCAAACTCCTAGTGAATTGCTAGAGGAAAAAACAGATAATTATGGTAGAAAAATAATTTATAATAAATATAAAGTTTTGGATTATACGTTTAATAAATATCAAAAATAAAAATTCTATATTATTAATAATGGGTGATTCTGATTTTGACTTTGATTTAAATAATGATGTTGGGACTTCGGTTTCAAAATTAAAACAACAAAGTGAAAATTTCCAAACTATATCAAAAAATACTGATACCGAAATTAATTATGAAGATATTGTTGAAAATTTGAAAAATTCTGATACTTTTACACCACCAACCCAAAACTATGAAAATAATATTGAAAAATTTAGTCAAACAATAAAGGATGTTAGACCAAGAAAATTAAATATGAATCAATTTGCTAAAACATTAGAATCAGATTTAGAAAACTTCCAAAATTTTAATTTAAATGAACCTCTCCCATCTAATTTATCTAAAAAAATGATTTCAAAAGTTAATGAAAATTTTAAACCTGTTGTTGTTAATCCCAAACCGGTTCAAATTATAGAAAAGCTCGATGAAGAAGAAAAAGAGGAATCAAATTATTTAACCAAAATATTAAATTTTGAAAATCGTGATATCATATTGTATGTTCTAATTTTTATGTTATTAAACAATAAATTTATAATTGAATTTATTTACAATAATATACCTTTTGTCAAAAAATCAGATAGTACCATTCCAAATTTATTTTTAAGAAGTTTACTTTTTGGAGGTTCAATTTTTATAATTAGAAAATTTATGTAAATTTGAAAAAGTAATTAAAAAATTTTAAACATAGTATAAATTATTTTTCTATAATATATTAATGAAAACATACATAGTTTTATTAATATTATTATCATTTATTATTTTCTTTTATTGTTACTATAATGATGATGTAATATTCCAGACATTTACCAACACCTCAACTCGTATTGTTAATTATAAATCATCATGTGGTAGATATCCTGAATTACTACAAAAAGTTATGGAAGAAAGAAATATGAATAAGGGTGATATTAACTCGGAAGATTTTGATTTATATATCCCTTGCTCTTATAATTCATGTGAAAGAGACGTGTTAGCATTTGAAAATAAAGAGACAGGAAAGAAACTATTTTTTATAGACGGTTGTGATTGGATAGCATCTAAATTAGCACTATGGGAATTATTAAAAGATGAATATGGTAGAGAGGCTACCAAATACATGCCTCAGACTTATTTATTAGAGAAAGAAAAAGATTTAGAAGAATTTAAAAAACATTATGATGAAAACTTAAAAATAAGATCTGACCACATGTATGTGCTTAAAAATTATGCTCAACGACAAGAAGGTATTAAATTAACTAGAAGTAAGGATGAAATTGTTAATGGATTAAAAGATGGATGGTTCCTTGTTCAAGATTATATGTATGACCCATTTATCATCGACAGACGTAAAATTAATTTTAGATATTATTTGCTTATTACATGTTATCAAGGTAAGATTGAAGCTTATGTACATAAAAATGGATTTTTATATTATACACCCGACTATTATGAACAATATGATATGAAAACAGATCGTCACATTACTACAGGTTATATTGATAGAAAAGTTTATGAAGTTAACCCATTAACTTTAGATGATTTTAGAAATCATTTAGAAAAGACCATAGGTAGAGGGTCCAGTCAATTATGGGACGATAATCTTCTTAAATTAATGAAGGGAGTTATGAATGCAATTAGTAAAAAAATTTGTAAAAATCCTAAATTAAGCAATCAATTCAGATTCCAATTATTTGGTTGTGATGTCGCACCTGATTCTAAGTTAGAGGCTAAATTAATGGAAATTAATAAAGGTCCTGATTTGGGTGCTAAAGACGAACGCGATAAACAGGTTAAAATAGAAGTTCAAAGAGATTTATTTAAAATCATTGATCCCACTCCTGAAGAAACAATTGAAAACACACGTTTTGTTAAAATAAATTTCTAAAATTATTATATTATGTCATTAATTGACAATAAACCTTTAGGAAAAGAAGATAAATATGGAGATGATGAATTATATGAATCTTGGGCAGATAACGAAATATTTTTTAAATTAAGTAGTCATTTGGTTGACCCTTTACATAAAATGGGGTTGACTCCAAATATGGTTACCTTATTAAGTACTTTCTTCACTTTCTTGTCCATTTATTTTTTACACCAAGAAAAAAGATTATTAGCTTCATCTACATATTTAACTGGTTATTTATTAGATTGTGTTGATGGTAGAATGGCTAGAAAATATTCTATGGGTTCTGATGTTGGTATGACACTAGATTGTGTTTCTGATAATATATCTAATGCAGCATTATTTTTGTACATCATTATGACTAGGGAAATGAATGAAAAGACTTGTAATATTTTAGTGGTCTTATTAGTTATGACAGTAATGGTTTCTATATCGTTTGGTCTTAATGAAGCAGTTGCATCTTATGAAGCCACTGGTTCCGATAATTTTTATGAAAGAAGAGTTAAACAATTAGAATCAAAAGCCAAAGATTCATGTGATAGACAATTATTTGATTTATTCATTTTTATTAATAAAATGTCTTACACCTCATATAGACAAATTTTTCCCGAATATGATAAAGAAAAAATAAATAGATGGTTAGGGTTCCTTAAAAATTTTGGTCCGGGTAATTATTGTTTATTGGTTGGTATTTTATTGTTTTACATTTAATTTTATAATAATAAATAATTATTATAAAAATAATCTATAGAAATATTTTCTAGACATAATTAATAGAATCAATTTTCTATTAAATTGATTAAACTGATATAATTAATTATGACACAAATACTGGATACATTTAGCAAAAAGATTTTGGATATATATGTTAATAATTTTCCCGATTATTTAAGAAGTCCACAATCTAAATTTAGAAAATGCATCCATAAATATGAATACTACGATTTATGGTTAGATAAAATTAATATTAATAATAAAAAAAACACAACAAAAACTAACTGTTTAAATAAGGATTTAACTTATTTAAATACAGATTTTTCTGTTTTTCAAACTAATATGATTCCTATGGATTTATATGGTTTTGCTTTTCTAAATTTTTTCCCCAATTTTAAATTATTACACTTAGACTATCTTGCATTAGATAAGAAATATCAAGGAAATGGTAATGGGTCTAAATACCTTAAACATATTGTGGATACCTTTTATAAAAATAATAAAAATATTGATTATTTGATTTTAGAATGTGAAGATCATTTAATCAAATTTTATGAGAAAAATAATTTTATTAAAATTAAATACAATTACCATTATAATGGTATTAAATTAAATTTAATGGTTTATAATGATATAGTTTTGTCAGATATGTCTAAACTGTATCTAATTGCTAATTTTTTAAATCATTATTTTAATTTAACATATGAATATTACCGAATTTATCATAAATTTATTTGTTTTAATTTATTGGCACATTTTCATTTGATGATTATTATTTTGAAACTTAAATATCATATCTTCGATAATTTTAAAAAAAGATAACAAATTAACAATATTAAATTATTAATTTGTAATTTTAAGTTTATTGAGCTTATTTAGAATTAGTTGAACAATCTTAAACTATGTTTAAATTCTAAAACTAATTATTTAGAATTAGTTGAACCAAATCCTCCATCATTCCTTGTTGTTGAACTTAATGATTCTACAACTTGGACTTTAATTGGTTCAAGGTCTGGAGCTGTAATTTGAAAGTATGAACCGGGGTACAAAATTCCTGGTTTACGAGAATCAGTTTCAAAACATCTTACTTTAGCCATTATTGAACCTCGATAACCCGCATCAATGATTCCAACTGAATTGGCTAATTGAAAACATGTTTTAGATAGGGATGACCTGGGGTATAGGTAGTAACTACAATATTCATTAGTTTTAAGATTAATCATTTCGCATTGAATTTTAAAATCAATTGTACCAACTTCAAAATGACCAACAGCCAATGTTTCAAAATTATACAAATCAATTCCAGAATCACCTAGGTGATGAGAAGTAAAGTTTTTATAAAAATTAACCACATCAGGTTCGGTAGAACAAACCTTAATATTGAGTTGATATTTTGGTTTAGCAAATGTTGGTGCAGTTGTAACGCTGCCAGTAAGAGGGTTTGCTTGAATATCATTAAAATCGGAAACAAATAATTCGGACATTAAATCTTAATTGATTCTAAATAATCATTAAAAAAATCAATTTTTACTAATACAAATAATATTTATTTATTTTGGAAGTAATATGAGGATGATATTCTATAATCTCATCCCAATCGTCTTCTAATGGATACTCAAAATTTTTTCTATATTTCATATAAACTATTTCTGGGACTTTATGTTTACCCTCAAATAAATTTCTATATAGATTAAGATGATATGCTAATTCATAAGTTGTTTTTACCAAAATATAAGTGGAATTATATTTGTATTTATCACATAAAAATTTAATTTCTGTTCTTGCCTGATTATTAAAATACAATCCTTCAACTACCACAGGTATTCCTAATCCCATAGATTCTTCTAATTTTTTACTAAATTTATTACCCAAATCATCTCGTGAGAATACTTCAAAATGTTTTCCTTCGTATTCTTTGGTAAATTTTTGTGCTAAATGACTTTTTCCTGAACCTGGGTATCCACTAATTATTACTAATTTATTATTTTCTGGTTTAATATTTAACTTGGTATTAGTCGAATCATTATCTAATAAGTAACCTGATAATTTAATTTTTTGGTCCGATGTATCATTTAGGAAAAATTGTTCTGGTGTCATAAAATTTATTTTTAAGTTTATAGCAAACTTGTAATCTGTGTCATATTTATCACCTGGTCTACCTGCCATATCACCCACATAAAAGGAATTCTTTTTATTGATTTTAATATTAAGTTCTGATTTAATATATTCCATCATCCCAATTCTTGGTTTTCTATAATTATCATCATCTAGTGCTGCAATAAAAATAAAATTAACATCCAATTCTTTTCTAATATTGTTTACTTTTTCTTTAAAATCATTAACTGATACATTCTTTTTATCCTTTCCCACACCTTTTTGATTTGAAAAAATAATAATTAAATTAGATGGATTTTTAGATAATTCTTTTAATTTTGTTTTAACTTGTGGATTCCATAATGTCCAATCATTTTTATCTTTGGGAAATACATTACCAGATTTTGTTGTAATAACAGTATGATCCAAATCAAATCCAGATATTGAATATCTTAATTCAGGACTTATTTTGGAATAATAGTTAATATATATTAGATTCATTTATATTGTTAAATATATTAATTCATAATTATTTTTATCAATTTTTAACATTTTACGATTTAAAAAATTACTTGTGTTTTGACATAAAAATAAAATATTAATATTAATTAATGAGAATTGCAATTTTTGATTCCAGTTGGGAATATACATTAGATACTCCTTATAATGAACCATTAGGAGGCACACAAAGTGCTATTTGTTTTTTCGCAGAAGAAATGAGAATAAGAAATCATGAAGTTGTTTTGTTTAATAGAAGAAACAATGTTGAAGTAATTAGAAATGTATTCCATGCTCCAGCTGTTTTATATCAGGAATTTATTAAGAGAACTGGTGTTGTTTTTGACATAGTTATTGTAAGTTGTATTCCAAGTGAATTAGTTGATATTAAAAAAAAAATTAATAATCCAAATACAATATTTTGTCTCTGGACTGGTCATGATATTGACCAATTACCATCCCAAATGTTAAAAAATAAATATTACAAAGATTTAATAGATCTTTACATTTTTGTTAGTGATTGGCAAAGATTAAGATATGTTAATACTTACAATATTTCACATAACAAAACAATAATATTGAGAAATGGAATTGCAAAAACTTTTGAAAAATATTTGGATTCACCCACTAACAAAAATAAAAACTCTATGACATATTGTTCAATTCCATGGAGAGGTCTTGATTTATTGATTCCTATTTTTAAAGATATCAAACAAAAACATTCTGATGCTTCTCTTCATATTTTCTCAGGTATGAATATTTATAAGTTACCTGATGCAGGTAATCAATATGATGAATTTAAAACTATGGAATCTGTTAACTATAATATAGGAGTTTCACAATCAAAACTAGCTGATGAATTATATAAAATTGATATTTTATCATATCCAAATACTTTTCAAGAAACAAGTTGTATTACTGCCTTGCAAGCAATGGCATGTGGTTGTTTAATTGTTACATCTAATTTAGGGGCTTTAAAAGAATCAATGAATGGTATGAATACTTATGTTGATATTGACATAAATAACTTTAATAAAGAAAAATATGTTAATGAGTATATTAGTAAATTAAACGATGTTATGAATTTAAATGATGAAGAAAAAGAAACTATTAGACAAAATAATCGTAATTATATAAAAGAAAATTATACATGGAATGTTATTTGTCAGAAATTCGAACAAGAAATTGGTATTTTTTGTAATTACTATAAAAAATCATTTACTGATTATGTAACTAATGTTCAGATGGCTATGGAATTATTTAAAAATGGGTCTTTCACTGAATCATATAATTATTTTAATAAAATTTCTTTCTATCCAAATATTGAAGAGTATGCTTCAATAAACCTAAACGTTGGAGTATGTTATTTTAATTCAAAACAATATGATAAAGCAAAAGTTCACTTTAAAGTATGTAGACAAATTAAAAATAATTTTATAATTAATAAAAATATTGCATTATTGGAATTAGGTAGAGAAAATATAGACAAATTTGTTAAATATGTTAAAGAAGCAATTAGTTTTGAATTTGATATAACTCTTGCTAACTTATTGGCTGAAAAATTAGAAACTTTAGGTAGATATCATGAATCAATTGGTATTTATGAATCAATTCTTAGAATTGATCCTGGTAATATTAATTGTTTAAATAATCTTGGTAACCTTTATTTAATTACTATTACTTTACAAGAAGATGTTGATGATGCAATGGATAAAACTTATGGTAAATCTTTGGATTATGCATTAAAATATAATGAACACAGGAAAAAAGAATTAATTCTAAGTAACAAAATTTTTAATAATTTATATAATTGGAAATTATCAGAAGATGAAATTTTCCGTAGAGCATGTTGTTGGTATAAATATTTCCCAAAAGATTCAAAATTAGTTACAATTAGTAACAAGCTAAATAGAAACAAGATTACAAACAGTAAACTTAAAATAGGTTATATATCAACAGATTTTATTACTCATCCTGTTGGATATATGTTTAATAGTATTTTAAAAAATCACGACACTAATAAATTTGAAATATTCTGTTATGATAACTCATTAAAAAAATGTGAAAATGATTCAACTGCCCAAAAATTAAGGTCATATAATAATGCTCAATGGTTTAGAATTGAAGATAAATCTGATGAAGAAATATTATCTTTAATGATTAGTCATGATTTGGATATTTTAGTTGACATGATGGGTCATACAAGAAATACTAGAATGAATGTACTCCAGTATAAACCTGCTAAAATTATAATTTCTTATTTTGCATATCCTTCTACAAATGGGTTGGATGAAACCGATTATAAATTTACTGATAAATATGCTACCCCACCAGAGACCCAAAAATATTTTAAGGAAAAATTATATTATCTTCCAAATGGATTCCAATGTTATACACCTCCAGTCGATATAGAATCTAATAAAGATTATACCAGAGACAAATATAAAATCCATTTATGTTGTTTCAATAATCCAATTAAATTATCAATCCCAACTATTGAAACTTTTGCTGAAGTTCTTAAAAGACTCCCTCAAGCCAAATTATTCTTAAGATATATTTACTATAAATCAAGTTATCTAAGAGAGCATATTATTAGGTTGTTTATGAAATATGGTATAGAAAGAGAACGAATTGATATTGGACATGAACAATTAGTCGATGCTTTATCTTTATACAACAAAATGGATATAGTATTAGACCCATTCCCTTACAATGGTGGTACAATTAGTAGTGAGGCAATTTATATGAATACCCCATTAATTACTTTGGCTGGTAAAAATTATGTTAGCAGAGTTGGAGTTAGTTTATTAAGTAATTTAGGTCTAGAAAAATTCATAGCTAAAAACAAAGCAGAATATGTTCAAAAAGTTGTAGATTTGGCTAACAATGAAGCTGAAATGAAATTATTGCATCAAACATTAAGATTCCGTATGTTGAATTCTGATTTAGCTAATTCTGTTAGTTTTACTAAAAATATTGAGGCTGCATATCAAGATATGGCTAATAAATTCAATTATTAAAATAGTGAATCATCTGACTCACATACAAATAATCGACAAAAACACAAAAAAAAGAAATAAATAATTTTTTTGAATTTTCTTATTATATCCCTAGGATTCTATCAAATAATTTGATAAAATCTTCATCTGAATAAATATCTTCAATTTGATAAGGTTCTGTTTGGTCTTGACAGTTATTTTTAACATCTGGATTTATTTCTTTTAATTCATACATGATAGGATTTGGTAGTACATTGGTCTGTTTATATTGGGATGTTAAACCAAATGGTATCATACTTAAAATTGATTTTAAATAATTCATTTCTAAATTATTTTGGAAAATAATTATTTACTGGATAAAAAATTTTTAATAATATATAATGAACCAATTGATAAAATACCAGATAATGATGTTCCCCATATGGTATCTGCAATAGATACTTTAGTTGTCCATTCATTTATGATTGTCATATTTGTTCCATTATAAACCCCATAAATAATTAGTCCTAATAATGCTCCAGTGATAAATATTTTAGTATAATTGGGGGTAGGATTTGGTAATTCAGGTTTGATAATAAAATAATATAAACCAAAAGCCAACAATAAATAGGCAATACCTGCAGATATCCAATTACGAATACTAACGTTAACAGGTCCTTTATTTATATTTAAAAATTGTTGTTTATACATAGGTCCATTAATTGTAGTAAGCCATGGGAGGTCAATTACCAAAAAAAGTCCTAATACCACTAAAAAGTTCTTAATTTCACTTAATTCCATTAATTAAAATTAGATATTTTAATTAATAAAATTATTGCCATCCTACCATTTTGAATCTTTCGGCTTCTAACCCATAATAATCGGTTTTCCATTTGCTTTGTTCAAAAAATTCTAAATTAAACCATTTAGATTTTTTATTTTTAAGATCACCAACTGTTTTTTCAAAATCAATATTATATATCAAATCCTCCACCGCTTTTTTAACTTGGATAATTTTACCATAGTCAAATGAATCATATTCATAATGAAAAACCTCAAAACATTCTCCTGATTCATCTACATAATCAATCGACAAGTCAAGACCCCATTTTGTTTTATAATTGATTAATTTATATAACAGTGGATTCTTAAGTGCATAATTTTTTAGTTGGACTAATGCCTCACCACCATAACCTTTTCTTTCTAATAACATTGAATGATTTAACACATAACCTGATAATTTTTCTTCTTGAGTAAACCATGGATGATGAATACTAGTTCTAAAACCTCGATATTTAGTTAGTTCAAACTGTGGACCCAAATTAAAATCAGAATATAATTTTTCTAACGGACATAAATCATAACCATTTTGGTCAAATGATTTAACACATTTGGATGTTAAAATAAAATCATCTGATAGCAAATAGTCCGGAATAGGTTTGGTCCAAACCGTATCCGGGCTAAAACTTGATTCATTTAATAATAAATCATTATGTGGCATTGTTTTCATTTATAATAATTAATTGTTTTGTCTTTAATTCAAATATTACATATATTTTTAAACATCAAATTCCTTAATTTTATTTTGCTTTTTAGCAGGGGTCCATTTATGTGTCAATAAATTGTTTTTATTATCCGAATCATTATAGTCTTCATCATCTTCCGAATCAGAATTAATCTCTTCAGATGATTCTATAATACATTCCTCTTCGGACATTTGAGTAATTTGTTTAACTTTATTTTCAAATTCATCTGGTATGTCTTCTGGTGTAAGGTTCGGATCAGAAATTAATTTATCCCATGTATTTATAATCAAATATCTTTTATTATATGATAACATATTTATTTGATTCAAATATTCTTTTTTGCCTTTCTTCAAATATATGAATGCTTTTAATTTGTTGAGTACTTCTGAAAATTTTTTGCTGTTATTACCTAATGATTCCAATTTATTGATATGTGAATTGAGGATTTGGTCAAATAAATCTTTTTTTGACTGTTTAATAATATTATTTGTTTTAGTATCAATAGTATTAACATATTTATCATTAATTGCACTAGTATAAAAACTGTGATACTGTGGAAGTCTTTCATTAAAATTTAAATGTTCTATTAAAGAAATAATAGAATTCATACCTTGAGACATGATATCTTTTGTTTCATTATCATTTAACAAATTTATGTTTTCCTTTCCCGGATTACAAATATTGAGAGTTCTATTTGAATTATTTGAGTTATTTAAATTATTGGAGTTATTATTAATTGAACCATTATTTACCGCACCATTATAATTATTAATTATTTTGCTGGGTTTCTGTTTTTCAAGTTTATCAACTTTACTTTTTAATTGTTCAATTTCATTTTTATAAAGTTGGAAAATTTCTTCATTAGTTTTTTTAGTAGAACATGACTGCTCATGTCTCCATCTACTTTGTCTATTAGATAATTCTATTGAGCAAAATTTACAAACATTGTTTTTGATTTCTGGTGGTTGATTAATGGGTTTGGCTTGATTGTATACCGACTGTAGACACGACTGTATACCACATGTAGACAATTCAACTTTTTTTATGTTATGAAATTTGTGATTATGATTCCATAATGATTGATATGATTTATATATTTTATTACAAACATTACATTTATGTTCCATTAAACTAAAATAGTATATAATATATTATATATTTTCCCTTTAGATTGAATTTATAAAAAGTTTAAACTTTAGTTTAAAAATGGCACGCGAAATTTTTTTTTATTTTTTCCAAAAATGGTATTTGAATAGGTGATATAGGGGTGAGATTAAAAAATTGAATTTATTTTATTATAATTATAATCATTATTTATTAATGGACTTTAATAATATTGAACAAGAAATTATTACCTTTTGGAACGATTACCATCTCAAAGAAAAAATTATCGAATCACGTGATGGAACCCAATTAAAATGGGAATTTTTGGATGGACCACCATTTGTTAACGGTACTCCTCACCACGGTCATCTTTTAGTATCTTCAATTAAAGATACTATGGCACGTTATATGAGTCAAAAAGGATATCAGATTAGTTATCAGATTGGTTTTGATTGTCATGGACTTCCTCTAGAACAGGAAGCTGAAAAGAGAGTTGGTAAGGTTGGACCAAATGATTCAATTGAAAAATTATCTGTATTCAATGATGAATGTCGGTCTATCATTTCTAACTGTTCTGAAATTTGGTATCAAACTTTAGGTAGACTCGGACGTCAATTTGATACCGAACAAACCTACTACACATCTGATTTCAAGTTCATGCAATCACTTTGGTGGGCATTTAAACAACTCTGGGACCAAGGATTAATCTATTGTTCTAAGAAAGTAATGCCCTATTCTCCCTTATGTGAAACCCCTCTATCTAATTTTGAAGCAAATTCAAATTATCAAGAACGAACAGATACTTCAGTGTATGCTAAATTTAATATTGAGGATTCTGATGAGAAACTTTTGATTTGGACAACAACTCCTTGGTCCCTTTTTGCTAATCAAGGTATTTGTGTTAATCCTGAATTGACCTATACACTAATTCATTTGGATACCAAAGATGGTTCCGAATTAGTCTGGATGTGTCAAGATTTGATTGAAAAGTTTTGTGTAGGAGAATTTTCTAGTTATCAAATTGTTAGAACATGTCTTGGTGAAGATCTGGTTGGTCTCAAATACCGCCCGATTTTTAAAATTCCTGGATATTCTAATTATCAGGTTTATGGGGATACATATGTCCAAAGTACTACTGGAACCGGTCTGGTACATCTAGCACCACTATTTGGAGAAGATGATATGCGAGTTATGAAACTAAATGGTTATCAAGATTCCCAACTACCTGAATATTTGGTCGATTCTCAAGTTAGATTTAATATTGATTATCACCTTAATAATACTAATATTAAGGGACGTTTCGTGATGGATACTTCCACTGATATTGTAATTTATCTAAAACAATCACACCAAGCTCTCAAGTCAGAAAAAATTAAGCATTCTTATCCTCATTGTTGGAGAACTGATGGACCTCTTGTTTATCTAACTACTGATGCATGGTTTATGAATGTACAAAAAATTATTCCTGAATTGGTTGAGAATAACAAGAAAATCCATTGGTATCCCGAATATGTTGGCACCGAAAGATTTGCAAATTGGATTAAAGATTCTCCAGATTGGTGCTTGAGTAGAAATCGTGTATGGGGAACACCTATTCCTGTTTGGGTTGGGTCAGATGGTTCTATGATTTGTATTGGTTCAGTAAATGAATTGAGCAAATATACCGGACAAACTTATACTGATTTACACCTGGATAAGATTGGTGATATTTCATTTGAGATTAATGGTATCACCTATACAAGAACTTTCGGTGTATTAGATTGTTGGTTTGAATCTGGTATGGCGGGATTAGCACGATTTGGTTATCCTGATTGTGCTAGTAAATCATATCCAGTTGATTTTATTGCCGAATCTATTGACCAAACTAGAGGATGGTTTTATACATTGAATGTGTTATCAACTGCTCTCAATCATCAACCAGCTTTCAAAAAGGTAATTGTTAGCGGACTTATTTTGGCTGCAGATGGTAAGAAAATGTCAAAACGTCTTGGAAACTATACATCACCTAACTCACTTATCCAAAAGTATGGTGCTGATATTTTTAGACTCTATCTAATTGGGTCTCCATCAGCTAAGGCAGAATCATTTTGTTTCAAGGATTCAGATTTAACAGAATTAACCAGAAAAATGATCCCATATTATAATGCACATATGTTACTGTCAGAATGTGTAATTTGGGCAAAAGAAACATTTGGTACTGTTGAATGGATTCAAACAACTTCTTCAGATAACAAATTAGATTTGTGGATTAAGAATAAATTCATTGAATTAGCACAAACAGTTTATTCTCACATGGAAAAACTAGAATTGACTCATGTACCTAATCTAATCTTCAAATTTATTGATACACTTTGTAATTTGTTCATTAAGTTATCTAGAGAACGAATGAAGGGATTGAATGGAGATTCTGAATGTAAGAATTCATTAAGTACTCTATGGTCAGTAATGAATGATTTTAATCAATTACTAGCTCCATTTATCCCTCATTTGTCAGAAAAGTTTTCAATGTTACTTTTTAATATCAGTTCTGAAACAAATAAAGAACCATACCAAAGTATCCATTTGAGACAAATTAATCTTGACAAAATTATGAATCAAACTATTGATTCTAAATTATTAAATGGATTTTATTCAGTAAATGAATTTATGGAATCAGTCAGAAACCTACGTCAACAAATTAATAAACCACTTTATTACCCGCTCCAAAAAATGGTATTATACACCGATTCCGGTGATATTTCTGAATTTGGTGATGTTGTGTGTAAGGAACTAAATGTCAAACAACTGGAAATTAATAATACCGAAACAATTCCTAGAACATATAAGGCTAATAAGGGAGCAATTGGTAAAGTATTTAAGAAAGAACTCGTTAAATATTCTCAAATGATTGAACAAGGAAACATAGGATGGTCGGGTTGTCATCCATCTTTTTACATTGAGGATTATGATTTGTCACAATTATCCAAACCTAATATGATTGGAACAAAGTTTAGTTTCGTAGACTCTAATGGTTTAATCAAACAAGCAGTAGTTTATTTGGATTCTCAAACCAATCAATTAACTGACATGGAGGCCGAGATTAATAATATTAGACGTCAAGTTAATGGTATTAGAAAAGACATGGGATTGAAACTATTCAATCGAGTTAAAGTAATTTTTGAAAAGTGTGATTACTGGACTCAATTATCGGATGACATGTTAGGGATGCTAACAACTAGACTTGTAGCTGATATTATGTTTACTGAATCATTAGCAAGTTATAAAGTAATCGAAACATTCAATGGTAAAGAAATTAAAGTTAATATTGAGCTAATATAAATTCATTTATTTGACAATTATTTTTATTTATTAATAATATTAATAATGAATAAAATAAATTCTATAAATTAATCGGAATCTTTATCTGATTCAGACTCGGAATCATGCTTAAGTTGAAGTCCTTTAGATGCACCCTTGGTTGTTTTGACAAGTGGAGCTTTTTTACCTTTGGTAGCTACTAGTTTAGGTTTCTCAGAATCAGATTCTTCAGATTCAGATTCAGACTCTGATTCAGATTCAGAATCTACTTCCATAGAGATAATTGGCTTTTTGTTAGGTTTACCTGCAGGTTTAGTTTTAGTTTCTGCTTCAAAAGAAAATCCTTCTTGAACTGAATCTTTCTTTAGTTTCTCAACAAGTTCCTTTAGTTCTTTAACAAGCTTGTCCTTTTCTGACTCAAGACGGTCAAGTTCAGCTTTGACATTATTATATTGAGCAGTAATTGTAGCCCAAGTTTTCTTCTTCTCTTCAAATTGTTTCTCAAGTTCGGATGTTTCATCATCAGAATCTTCCTTCTTAGCCTTTGATTTCTTGTCTGAAACAGATTTGACTTGTTTCTTAGGTTTTTCATCTTCTGATTCAGATTCTTCCTTCTTAGCTACAGTTTTAGATTTAGAACCTTTGACAGGTTTTTCTTCAGGTTCAGTTTCTTTTTCTTCTTTTTTAGATGCAGATTTTGCTTTAGAACTTTTAACAGGTTTTTCTTCGGGTTCATCTTCAGATTCAACTTCCTTCTTAGATGACTTTTTAGTTACCTTTGCAGAAGATTTAGTCTCTTTTTCCTCTTCTACTTCTTTAGTTTTAACTTCTTTTTTAGATTTGGATTTAGATTCCTTTTCTTCGGTTTCTACCTTAGTTTTAGTCTTAGTTTCCTTAACTTCAGTAGTGGTTTCTGGTTCATTAGACTTAACGTTCTTTTTAGCGGGCATTATGGGTAAGAGATTTGAGGCTAAATAAAACAATTATCAATTTTTTATATTTTTTATATATAAGCTATAATAATAATCAAATGCAATTAGACTTAATTTCATGGAATATTCTGAATCATCAAAGTGGAAATATACGAATTTTATTAAAAAATACTGACTTGACGAAAAATCACATCAAACAACTAATTAAGAATGAAAAGTCTAGATATAATCTAGTAGTTAAAAATAATTTATTTGGAATACTTGATTATTTATATAATCAATCCAAGATTATTTTTTTACAAGAAGTGGATAAAGAAATATTAGTTATCCTCAAAAAAAAATATAAATTGGTATTCAGTACAAGGGAACCAGATATAAATTTATTAACTAATGAAAAAAAGCAAGAATATCGAGTTATTATTTTACCAGAAACATTTTTAGGTTTTGAAATTATAGAAAAAGAAATTATTTTGGAAAATAGTTATGCAAAGAAAAATTGTTTGATGGTTAAAATTAATATGGATTCAAATTATTTAATTTTAATTAATGTACATCTTCATTGGAAATCAAATGATTCAGATATTAAAAAATATGCCGAAAAAATTTTTGGAGAACTTAAAAAAAGTTTCATTGACTTGACAAAATTAAGAATAATAATTTCAGGGGATTTTAATAAGTCAATTAAAAAAGTGGAAAATAATTTCGGTGAGATTTTTAAATTATTATCAAATAATGGAATCATTTTAAATTCTAATTATCAAAATATTTCAAAAGATGAATTTACCTCACATACCACCGATACAACAGAAACTAAGAAATTTGATATCATAGATAATATATTAACATCATCCAATATCACAGTTTTAAAACCGATACAAATAATAGATAAAATTAATGGAATGGATGCATATATGAGTCCAAATGATTTGATAAATTTGAATCTACCTGAAATAAAACTTAATCCTGGATACATAAGTGACCATAAATTGATTCAATTAAGTATTAGATTATAAAATATTGAAAATAGATTAAATTAACCAGTAATATAAGTTATCAATAAAAATGTTATGGACAGACAAGGCAAAGAGATATTTGAAAAAATATTGGAAAATACAAGAATTAAAAGATAAACAAGTAGAAGTAATAAATGAATTATTATTAGGTAATGATGTTATTGGTTTACTACCGACAGGATATGGTAAATCAATGTGTTATTTAATTCCTCCATTAGTAACCAAAAAAGTAATTTTTATAGTAAGTCCCTTAATTTCACTAATGGATGACCAAAAAGATAAATTGATTAAAATGGATATCCCGTGTTCAGCACTTCATGGTAATAATAAAAATAAAGACCAAGAAATATACAAAATTATTGACGGTGAAATAAAAATTGTCTATATGAGTCCCGAATATTTGATAAAGTCAGATGGAATGGAATTAGCTAAAAATCTAATAGAAAATGATAAACTTGGATTTTTAGCTATTGACGAATCTCATTGTATTAGTGTTTGGGGGCAAGATTTTAGACCAGAATATACTAAAATAAAATTATTCCGTGAAGAATTTCCCCAAATTCCTATTTTAGCTGTTACAGCCACAGCCACCGATTCAGTATGTCAAGATATAGTTAAAATGTTATCATTAAATAATCCAACTCTTGTTAGAGCATCATTTGATAGACCTAATTTATATATTAAAATATCGGAAACACCAACCGAAACAATTATTGAGAAAAAAACAGCAAAGTCCAAACCTAAAGCTATCACTAAACAATTACCAAAAGAAAATTTAGTGGTTGATTTTATAAATAAATATCCAAATGATAAAATAATTGTATATATTAACAGTCGTAAAGATGCAGATGAATTAGCAACTAATATTAATAAAAAAATTAAAAATTGTTGTGATTCATACCATGCAGGATTATCTAAAGGACTTAGGGAAAAAATTCAAAGTAAATTCATGGATGGTGAAACTAAAGTTATTATCAGTACAATTGCGTTTGGGATGGGGATAGACCAAGTCGTACGTGGAGTTATGATTTTTGGTTGTCCTTCATCAATAGAAGAATACTATCAACAAATTGGACGCGGTGGTCGTGACGGTAAACGATGCGAAACAGTAATGTATTTTGATTATAGTAATTTAATAATAGCCAAACATATGTTAAAAGATATTAAAATGAAATGGCCTAACTTATATAAATCTAAAATAAATAATTTGAACAAGGTTGGAAATATGGCATATTTAAATACTTGCAGAAGGAAATTTATTTTGGAATATTTTAATGAATCATGTGACTTTTTTACTTGTGGGAATTGTGATAATTGTTGTGAACAAGAACTTGAAGATATGACCGATAAGTTTTGGCCAATTATTATGCGTCCAACTAGTTCATTAATAGGGGTTATTAATGAAATTAGAAATAAATATTTGAATGAGGTAAAAGATCCTAAGAATAAAGACAAGTCAATTGAAATAGATTTATTGGCACCTTTATGGAGCTGGAAAAATCATGTGATTAATAAAAAGTATACCAAATCAAGTTTACCTGAAAACTTAAAACTAAAAATTCCAAAAAAGTTTGTAAAAATTATTGGAAAAAATATTGAGTCAAATATGAGTTTTGAGGATAAAATTAGTATTTTGGAGCGTGCTATGGCGAAAACTTAATCCTGGGATTAGGCCAAAAAATTAATTTAGAAAAATTATTCGTTTAATAATCATAAAAATTTTCTAATTTATGGTATGGAGGGCTAGGGATTTTTTAATCCCTAACATATGTATATTTTTATATACATGATTCCCAAAATTATCATTTTGAATATAATTCAATTTACAAATTTAAATTTTTTACCAATATTATATAGTTATATATTTTTAGCTTTGATAACTATGTTGAATATATAGGTATTAATATTTGTATAAAAATGAATTATAAAAAATGTGATAATTATTATTTGGGTTTGTAGTTAAAGTCGCGATTGTTAATTTTAACATTATCGTGTAACTTACTGCAAATGTGTTATTTTAACACAATCCCTCACTTTGAGTCTTTTTGATTCAAAGTTTTTGGCTGATATTCGAAAGGAGATTGGCTGGTGTTCCCTTTTTGATTATGTTTTACGATGTAACCAAACTTTGAGGAAATATTATTTAAATAATATAAAAATATTATTTAAAGATTATTTTCTATTATATATTAAGAAATATATCGTTCCCTAAGTTTGAAAAAACTTTGAGGAAATAATTTTTATTTGGATGTTAATTTGTGTTTTTTATTTTATTAATCTTATTATATTTTTATAATGGGACAAAAAGGATATTAAGTTATCCCTTGGGTTTTAAACCCTTGAGCACAAATAGTTCAGTGGTAGAATGATTGCCTTCCAAGCAATCGACCCGGGTCCGATTCCCGGTTTGTGCATCCAATAGTAATCAATAATGATTATTTATATTTGGTTCCAATTCCTGGTTTATATTAAAAAATTTCATCCATTTAATAATATTGTCTTTTTGATGATATTATTAAAGTGTCTAACATATAGTTTATAACTGAAATTATCAAATTTACAATATTTAAGGTCTTTAAGTATCAATTAATTAACTGGTTTAAATATCTAAACGCACTTATTTTGGTCTAAAGAAAAAAACTATACTATAGTATAGTGGAAAAAGTAATATTAAAAAATCCACTATAAAATATAAAATTATTATTTGTTGAAAAAAATTGATGATTAAACATTTTGTCAAGTCACCCAATTATAATCATTCAGACTACTACCAGCAAACATGTATAAAATTCAAAGGGTTGAATCTTTTTTACAGTAGTCAGTATTAGTAAGCCCGTATGGTGTAACGGATAGCACGACAGCCTTCTAAGCTTTTAGTCTGGGTTCAATTCCCAGTACGGGTGCCAATATATTTATAAAATTAACTAGATACAGCAAATATCCGTTGGATAAATTTGTTTTGCCTAATTTAAAACAAAGAATCGGTTCAAATCCGAATTTTTCTAGTTAGCAGAGACAGCATTCCCGAGCGGTCAAAGGGGCAAGACTTAAGATCTTGTGCGTAATGCTTCGTGGGTTCGAACCCCACTGCTGTCAAAATAAATTGTTCCCCCTGTCATTATTTACACAGAGAGGAAATATAGCCTTTTTAGCTCAGTTGGTAGAGCGTCAGGCTTTTAACCTGAATGTCATGGGTTCGACCCCCATAGAAGGCGTCTCATTCAATATATCCCATGGTAGAGATACCATCGGCTTTCTTAGCTCAGTAGGTAGAGCACCCGGCTGTTAACCGGTAGGTCATTGGTTCGATCCCAATAGAAAGCGAAAATTTGTTTCTATGAATTAAAGTTCGTAAGAAAAAGAAGAAGTTAGTTAGATTCAATTCTAAAGGATATTAATATAGGGTATATGGATTTAAGGTCAATTTATATTGTAGTCTTAGACGATTATATTTTAGATTAATTATCTACTAATTTCGAGGTTCTGTAACTCAGTTGGTCAGAGTGCTGTGCTTATAACGCAGAAGTCGCGGGTTCGAGCCCCGCCAGAACCATAATGAAACCAAACTAATCTTAACGTTCCTATGATGGTAACACATCATAAGGAAAATCAGGTATCTTTCCCGAGTGGTCAAAGGGGCAAGACTTAAGATCTTGTGCGTAATGCTTCGTGAGTTCGAACCTCACAGATACCATCTAAAAATTACTTTAATTTATTCTAATATAAATTTTATATGATGAATTTTCATCGAATAAAATTTGTTCAATTATTACTTTATTTATTGGTTTTATTATAATTAAGGGATATAAAATTATTAACAAACTAGTTTTGTCTAGAATCTTTGATTCTGACAACATGGCTCCGGTGGAGCCGAGTAAAGCTGGATTATTTTATTATAATAAGTATATATAATGTTTTTCTCTGCCGGCGATTTTCAAATCCACAAATATGGCCAAAAATACTGTTTAAATGATGTTGTATCACAATGCAAACTCTCAACCAACCCTAAAAGTTATTACAAAGATGTGAAAGACAAAACTCTTTATAAAGGAAATTATTATATCAATAAAAAATCTCTAATTGATATTTTAACAAAAGCAAAAGCACCCAAGTCCAAAGAATTATTAGAATTATTAACACAAGAAAAAGTGGAAAATACTGTTTCAAAACCAATAGTTAATTTTGTTGATAATGGTAATAATACCATACATTTTGATAATAAAACAATCAAATATTTTAATTATAATGACAAAGTTTACTTTAAAGTAACTTTACCTAATGGTTCAAAAGAAGGGACTTTCTCTAAAGGTATGTTAGTCAAAGGTAAAATAGTTTTACCAGACAATACTATTGAAACTGGTAATTTTAAAGAAGGATTTTTACATGGGTTTGGTAAAGCTGTGCATACAAATAATTCTTGTGAAGAAGGTATTTTTATAAAAGGTAAATTAGTCAAAGGAACAAAATTTTTTGAAGGTTTAATATTAGAAGGAAAATTTTTTGAAGGAGAATTACATGGACCTGGTAAGAGGATATTCCCAGACGGTTCATTTGAAGAAGGGGAATTTAAATTTGGAATACTTATTAAAGGAACAAAAAAACTTTTTGATAATAGCATTGAAGAAGGTACTTTTTCATCTAGTGGTCGTTTAGATGGTGTTGGTAAGAAGAAAACTGGTTATGGTTCAATTTATGAAGGTACATTTAAAGATGGAGAATTACATGGACATGGTAAAATAATTTATCCTGATGGATATGTAGAAGAAGGTGAATATGAAAATGGAATAAAAAAATAATTTCATATAATAAAAAATTCAGTAATAAAAATAATTATTTAATTTTTATTATTACTGAGTGACCGGTAATAAAATTATTGGAACATCTTTTAGTAAAACCTAAAGCCTTGTTTTGCAAAAATAAATTTGGTTCTAAAAAATACACTTCATATATTCACAACCATTATTATTTATTTTAATGCATTCGGTAGTTTCTAATGGCATTAAAATATAAATCTAAGTTCAAGAAATTCTAATAAATTCAACTTTTTAGATTTCAAACATTCCACTATCTTGAGCATAAACAGTAAATCCTGGACCAATTAATAACATAGCAATATAAATTATCCATGTGAATTCACTCCATGGTAATTTACTAGTTTCACACTCTTTATTAAATTGTGCTTGATATGAACCATCTTTATAATAGGCAATAATGTTCATGATTAATTCCCAAACCACATATCCACCAGCCCATTCAAATGATTCACCTAACATACCAAGCATGCTAATTGGTATACCTATTACTGGAATGAAACCTAATATTCCAATTACAACAGGAATAATAAAGTTAACCATACAATAAATTGATAATAATGATATCATCTTTTTGAATGCTATTCCATCAGGACAAGAAATACCTGTTCTAGTTAATGAAGCAATTGCCATAGCTGCAGCAATAATATATTCTCCACCTACTCTGACCGCAAAACCAGGTCCATCATCATCACCCATAGAAGATAAAAAGAAATTAACTATATATTTAATACCAATGGGTATTAACATGTAAAAACCAAACATGTCTTTGAAACTGGGGAACCAACTTTTAATTTTTTCCCAACCAGATGAAAAAATACCGGAAAAAAAGTCTCCAATAACTCCTAACATTATTATAAAGTATTTGAAAAAATTTTAAAAATTTTGAAAAATTATATAAATAAATATTATTTTTCATTATAATGTCAAAAGATTTTGATGATATACCATTTAAATATGATTGGCATAAAAATAAACATACATTAAGATACCGAAGAATTCATTATGTTCATAGTACAAATTATAAATTAGAATGTGATAGAACCATAAAAAAAGATGAAATTCCTGTTACAACAATAGATGATTTATTTGATGACAATTTTATTAATTCATATAATTGGTATGGATATTCAAAATTTCAATCAAGACCATTGAATAAAGAGCATTTATGGACCAATTTAGAAAATACATTAAAAAACACATCAATTCAAACTGTTAAAAAGTGGGATCCTTCAAATGGTGTCGTCTGCCAAACTTTTAATATTCCAGTTAAAAATTATGTTTTGAAAGATACCAAAATAAATATGGAATTATCATGGTTAAAATGGAATAATCAATATTATGATCCAAATTATTTGTATACTTTTGATGGTAGTTCAGATGATTCCACTGGTATGTTAAAGAAATATTGTCAATTAAAATGGGTTGAACAGCATATAGATAATATGGAATCCATGGGTAAAAAAGTTTTCATACAAAAAAAGAAAAAAAATAAATTGATTCAAACTAAAGAATGTTATTATGAGATTGATCTTGGTGAATTAAAGAATATTCAATCAATTGTAACATTTGGTAAATATCCAAATAAAAGACCCTTTCCAAAAAGGAAAGGAAAATATGGAGATTATTATGATACTAATGAAGATTCTTATGTTAAAAGTTATTCTGTAGCTTATAAAGACTGTCAAACTCAAAAATGGGTTCAGTATAAGCAATTTGATGGTAATGTAAATTCATTCACACCTAAAATTAATTCAGTTGATATTTATTATCGCTATATTAGAATTAAACCATTGGAATATATCAAAACTAAAAGCATGATAATTTATGTATATGTATCCAAAAATACAATTCAAAATAATTATGATAGTGAAGATGAAGAGGTAGTTAAGTATACTTTGATACCACCAGTTACAAATGAATTTAGGTACGATGGGTATGGTGAAAGATGTCCTTCACCTGATTGGGTTTATGCACAACATTACAAAACAGTTAGAAAAGATAAAATAAAAAGTATCATTAAAGAACAACTTGAAAATTTAGATGACTTTGATTTATAAAGAAATCAATACAATATTAGAAAATAAAAATTTATTTTACAATTTTGTATTTTACATGATATTACTCATTTGCACATGCTTCAGATATCAGTACGACCATCCCAATAATCATCGTCATCCCAGTAAGGGTTATAGTCGGGATAGTCTTCTTGATCTTCATAGTACTCATCAAATTCATCCTCATAGTAAAAATTACCAGATGAATCGAGAGTAATACCAGCGTGTGGGATCTTCTCACCAAGAACCTTTGAGGGCACCTTAACAGGTTCAGGAATAGTAATAGTACCTGAACTATCGTAATGTCCAACTTCAACCGTTCGATTATTATTAGAAATCTTCTTGATGGTGAAGAGGAAGTAAGTATGCTCAGTTCCTGGAGTAATATCAGTCTCAACCTTAAAAGTGACACGACCAGATGAGGTCAGTGACTTTCTATCAAAGCCGAGAATCCGTAGAAAAGTTCCGTCGTTGGTGGTGTAGAGGTTTCCCTCGAACGACTTGCACCCCTTAAGGATGGTAAAGGTAACGTTATCGGAGCTATTCGCATTACGGCACATTACAGGTTATTTACTAAAACCTGATTAGAGAATTCAAAAATCAATTTTTTTGATAATAATATCACAGGATTAAATATCAAACTATTTTATTTATTGAATAAAATATCTATAGAGAAATATAGAGATTATTCTAGAAATAATTTTTTGTAGGTAATTTGTTATAAATTAAATTAGTTTTTGAAGTTGTTAGTTTCGCTTGCTAAATGAAGGGTTGGTAACCCTACAATTAATGGGCTACTTATCTCCCCAACATAAGTTGGGGTGGGATTTAGGTATAAACTTAAATCACGCACAACGCCACGTCAGACCTAAAAGGTCTAGGGCCACTTCATTCGTTGGAGTTGTACTGTGGTTTTTAAAGAGTTCAGCTCACTCTATCCTTATACGGGTTACCCTAGATCTTTCAGGTCTGACACGTGCTACGACCTAGTCGTTGGAATATAGCACTAGACCTTTAGGTCTGACATTTGAGGTAGGCAAGATGTATTTATTAAGTTGGACCCATCAAGCCAACACCCATTTTTCCGTAAGGAACAGTAGGACATGTGATACAGTTTTAGGACCTTTTAAATTGGTGCTGGTAAAAGAAATTCTCCAAGACGATTACTCGTCGTCGGAGTCTTCGTCCTCTTGTACCAGATGCGGGTAGTCGTAGGAACTGACCCGATAGTACTCTTGATAGTGCTTATCATACCAGGATTCTCCGGATTCGTCAAGGACAAATCCGGAGAATGGGGGTCGGGGAAGGGGGCATTAATGGTGTGTGTTAGCCCATTGAGCCTGACCTCGACTGTATGGTTTTTGCCGGTGAGTCGGACAAGTTGGAAGATGAACAGTTGATGTTCATCCCCAACTTCTAGACTCGTATGAACTTGAAGTTCAACACGAGCATCCTTGCTCAGCGACTTGCCATTCTTGCCGAGGATCCTAAGGAAAGTCTTATCATTCTTGACGAAAAGATTCGCCTCAAAGGACTTGACATTCTTCAGGATGGAAAAAGTGCACACAGGCACATTGGGGGTGACCTTGCGGGTCAAGGTGGTCTTCTGTTGCGTGTTCGGAACATCTGACTAATCATAGCTTAAGCTTGTTGGGCTAGCCATGTCCTCATGTTTTTTCGAGAGGTACGAATTCACATTGGTTACCCTGTGACTGGGACCCATATTTATTAAGCAGAACCTGGGTAGCCTGCACCTATTTTATCAGGGTTACAGTAGGACCCGTAAGCAGTTTTAGGACTTGCTCAGGTCCAGATGGCGTATTTTTTAAGTTGAACCCGCCAAGCCAACACCTATTTTTTAACCTAAAAGTTACGGTAGGGCCCGCATAAATGTCTAAAATTTTAAAGGCCCCAGTATAGATTTCATAATTCAATTTTTTACGTTGTGAAATACTAATTTATCTTAAAACTTTAATAATAATCGTCTTTAAAAATTGAAAATTAAAACAATTAACCATAGAATATTAATTTTAATGTCTGATTACGAATTTGATAATACTAATACTACCAGCTTTAAGGAACTCAATCAGAGAACTTTTGCTAAAGACGCGGTCCACAAGTTTAATCCAAAGTCAGAAGGTGCCTGGTTAATTGATAATGTGCCAACTCCTTATGAGTTTGCCTTTTTGAAAGGAGTTTTATCTTTGCATGATATCAAGAAGGGTATTAGTTATATGATTAATAATATTAATCAAATAATTAAAGATAATGGATTTAATTTCAGCACTGAAACCATTTCCCAAGATATGTTGGATGACCGTGCAACCCATTATTGGATAACTACTATCAATAAAGGAAAATATCATGGGACTAGAATTAAACATTTTACCTCCAAAAATAAAACGAGGTAATAATTTTTTTATAAACATTGGTTTCAAATAAATAATATAAAAATAATATGTTACTAAGATTAATGTTAAGGACATTAACTATTGATAGTATAACTACTCCCATAGTTACACCCAAAAAAGACCATGATGATTTATCCACTAAAATTTTGTCAAATTATTTATTCAAAGATATTGACAATAGAATTAAGTTTTTTCAAGATATGAATAGTTTGTTTAATTTTTATTTAACTAAATATGCAAATGAATATGTTGACCAAAATTTCCCATCAAGCTCCAACAAACCTAATAAAGTTCAATTTCTTAAACAAAATATCAAGTTGGTTTATAAAGGCGGTAATATGATTAATGAACACATTAAAAAACACCAAAAAACTATTGATAGTGTTAAAATAGATATTGATTTAGAAACTTTGTCTGATTATGACTTTGCCATTTGTATTAATTATATTTATATCTTACATAATCTTAAACGCCCTATAACTGATACCAATTTAATTAATTTAACTAATATGGGTAATTTAATTGCTTCTAGTATTATTAGGCATTTTTTCAATCATACGTTTTGTTATGAGGATACAATATTAAAAAAATTCCTTTTTAATCCTGATAATGGAACATACGAATTAGGTTTAATTGATAGAACAAAACTAATAGAATTAAAAGATATGGCAGAACAATATTTTAACTCACTTCCTGCATCAAATATTGATAATATAGAACAATTTTTAAAAGATAACAAAGATAAAATATTAAACAAAGATTATAAAGATCAACTAAATATATTATTTGATATTATTAAATTAAAACACCAAACTAATATGGAATTTATTGGTTTTTCAATACCAACCACATTTAATCGACATTCTAAAATATTTACCAAATTAAAAAATATAACAGAAGACAATAGTATAAAATTGAATAAATTAGTTAGATATATAGCACAATCATACAAAACTCCTAATGAATTCTTACCAAACATATTTACTTATGATAAACAAAAAATAGAAGTTAATAGTAATTTGGATAGATTAGGTGATATTTATAACAGAATAAAAACTAATTTTATTGAAATCTATCCATCTTACAAAGAAGATAATTTTGGAAATTTATTACCATTGAGTGTAAAAAATTTATTTGATAACCAAATAAAAAATCTTAATAATCTCGTAAGTATAAATGATAAATTAAGTTTGAAGAATTTCTACAGTAAGGAAAGTGATAATCTTACTTTAAATGAAGATATTGAACTAAATAAAATGATTTTTTCACTTGGATTATTAAAACACCCATATACCAGTCAGTTTATTAATAATATACATACAACTCATGAAAATATGATTTCAATGTCTGCAAATTGTAGTTTATTATTTGGGTCTTTGAATAGTAAAGGTGATTGGACCAAAATTAATAACTTTAATTTATTTAGAGTGAAAATACCTATTCGATATTACTTTGAATTGAATAAGAGTATAAGAGTTGATGGTAGTAACATCAAATATATATTTTTTGATTATTTAGGAGAATTAATTGATTTATCTATTCCCTTATATGGTGATAGTTATTTTAGAAATCATTTTATAACTACCAATATGGATGATAATTCATTGTATAAAAGTCATTTTGAAAATCTAAAATTAAATGGTACCAATGCTACTAATACAGTTACTATCAATACTCACACCATTCTTTATAATATTGATGATATTATGGAAATGTTGTTTAGAACAGGCGAAGCATTACCATGGACTAATCCAAAATATGATAAAAGAATAGGTAGATTAATTATTTTATATTTGGTGTTATTAAGAAATAATTATGATGAAAGTCCAAGAATTGCAATGTATGATAAACTGATTGAATATATTGATAATTTTATTGTTCAATATAATACCAATCAAAAAATAGTAATAGATGATATTAGTAAACTTAAAGCAGAATTAGACAATGTTTTTGTAGAATTATTGAATGAATTATCTAAACTATCTGAAAGAATTTTACCAACAGATAATCAAAATATGGTAACATTTTTAGATATCACTAAATGTTATTTAACTGCTAATATAACTTGTTTAACCAAATTTAATAAAGTTAAAAATTACAAACCATATGAATTTTTATTAAATGAAGAAGTCGTTTTGAAACCAGGCACAATTACTTTTTAAGCTTCAATAACATTTTTTTCTTTACCAAAAAAGAAAATTTCGTTATCAAGTAATCCATTAAAGTACTTTTTACATTGGGTACCACCATGAATTATTAAAGACATAATTGTTTTAGTTTTATCAATATCAGTTTTAGATGAAATAAGTTGCATAATTTGAGGAATAACATTATTAGAAATATTATTTTGTTCAACATTATTGATTTCATCTAATTGTGAATAAATATTTTCCATTCCATTCATTTTACTAGCAGGAACTTGTGAAATTAGTTGATTAATTTGGGTCTGGTTAGTCATTAGATATCCAATCAAATCAAACTTATCAACAAGTTCTTCTCTTTTTTTCAATCCAAATTTACCAAAATCAGCGATGAACACTGTTTGGGTAAATTGTTGGATGAATTCAAAGAAATCCATTTTACGTTCACGAATAATATCGCACATATTATCCTGAAGAACTGTAGATTCCAATAATAGTTTAATAACAATTAAAAATTGTAAATTGGTTGAAATTTGATTGAAATACAATTTGATAGAATTTATCGTATTTTGAATTAACTTTTCCTTAAGTTGGGTTTTAATAATTTGATATTCGGCTTGTAATTCTGTAATATCACTTGGATCCATTTTATCAACTAGATTGGTTGAATTAAAACTTTCTAAAAGCGAGTCGTCTGTTATTTTTTTTGATATTATGGTAATATTTGACATTACTTCATTCAAAAATATCTGATATTCTTTCAAATATTCAATTTTTCCTCTGTCAATTAATTCCTGTTGAGATGGTTCCAATTTTTTTTCTTTTATAATTTCTGGTAATTTTATCAAGTCGGATGATGGTAAGGGTAATACATCAGTGCCATTGCCAGCTATTTGAGATAAACCATTAAATCTATATATTTTTGTAATTGCTTTATCTTTATTTACAATACTACTATTTATTAATCTAATTAAGTTAATGTCTCTTCTTAATTTAACTCCTGTTAAAGTACTAATATTGTTTAAGGCTGGATTTTTGATGATTAGATACTTTTGAAATAAATAAGATAACATGATTGTATCATAGTTATAATCTCTACTAATATAAGAATAATCATTTTTAATTATATTTAATATGTTTTGAGGAACGTTAACATTATTTTTGATATCATAATATGGATACACAATTCCCATTTTACTTATGTATGCTTTATTAATATCCCTGGCTCTGGCTTGTGTTCTGATAATTGTTTTCATTGATTTAACCTGATTTAAATATCTGCCTAAAACAGTATCTGGATTAAATTCATACTTATGTATATTCATATCTCTCTTGCTAAATTTTGGACATAAATAATCTTCCGAATTTATTTCCAGATTTAAATCAAATGTCAATGTATTTGGTAAAATATGAAGTTCCTTTGAAAAATAATATCTATATAAGATTCTGAATTCTTCTAAATATTGTTTGGCTTGTAAATTATTACAGTCAAATGTGTCCTTAATTGTATTAACTAACTTGGCATAATCGGCTTTTTTAGTTGCGATGGTGAAGTTACATCTATATTGAACATAAATAAATAATAACGTAATAAATTTAGGAATAGCATAAAATTTATCATCATCAAATATGTTATTTTCTAATTGATACTTTAACATCCATGATTGTAATATTCTGTAATTATTATTATGTTTTAATACCAAAAATGTATGATCATTAAAGGCTATTTCATAAAAATAATATTTATTATCCAAAGTTATTAAATCAGTATATAACTTTTTTAATTTATCTGTTAAAGTTTTTAAAGTTGGATAGACAACTGGCAATGAAAGATCACTAATAAATCTCCCATCTAACATTTTCTTGTTAAATTGTTTTTCGTTAAAGCATCTTGAAATATAATAGTATTGTATATCTTGATTAGCAAAGTTCATAGTATTAAAACCAGATTTATTACCAATCTTTCTGGACTCAAAATTTATATTTGGATTGGTGGTCAGAAACATTATTACTGAATCAATTGATTTATTTGCTTTTCTAATTGTCACGTATCTATCTATAAAATGGAGTTTGGTGTAGGCACCAGCTATTTGTTCCTTAAGTTGGATATATTTTAATTTATATTTTTCGTATTTTTCTTTGTAACTCATTACTATATTATAGAAAAACAATTTAATTTATATTTTAATGAGTATTGAAAATTTTAATTTTGTTAATTTAAAACCAAATTCAACAATTTTAATATATGGGAGTGTTTGTTTCCTAAATTATGAAATTATTAAACAATTTATCTATCAAAATTTGGATATTCCTGCACATGTTGTTATATCGCACAAAGAATCATACTATCAATACTTTTCCAATTTTATTAACAAATCATTTATTTATGATTTTTATGATAAATCAATTTATAGAAATCTTGTTTCCAGATATAAATTATTAGCTGAAAATATAAATAAAAAAAGTGTTTTGATTATTGATGAATATTCTCATTTCAAAAAATCAAAATCAGTACACAAAATTATATCTAGACACAAAACAAGTGACATCACATTATTTATCACTCATAATTATCCTATTCATTTTTTTGATTCAATGAATTTTCATATGGATTTTGTATTTTTAGAATTTGCTCATCCAATAAATACGAGAAAAAGATATTTCCAATCATATGGTAAATTTATTTTCAACTCATTTGATGAATTTAATTCAATTCTCAATTTGATAAATAAAGATCAAATAGATAATTTTGGTATTGGTTCTATTTATTTGGTCATTGATATGAAACAATTAAAATATTATAAAATAATTGTTAAACAAAAACAAACACCCGAATTTAAAACTCAAAGTTTTGATGTTATATTTTAGATTTTAACAATACTAAAAAATAATCCCCAGAAAATTACAGAGGCGATAATAGATACAAGAATATCGTTACTATACTTATTGCAAAAAGTCTGTCTAAAATGCAAATTATTATTACAGTTGTATAAAATTAGATGATAAAATGGTCCAATTGCACATCTAAGGATACAATATCCAAATATAAGCATTATAAATCCAATATGAATCATTATATAATTAATCAATTTAGCTAAACTTAGTAAACATATTTTAATAATAGACTTATTATTAGAATTTGATTGTGTATTTTTAGTTTTTGGGAGACCAGAAGTATTTGGTCTGGACACGGTATTAGTGATAACATTTTCTTCAGGTAGTTCTTCTGCCATTAAAATAATTTAGATATATTTAATTAATTTATAATTTCAATTTTTTATACAATTAATTCTTTTGATTTATTTTTAACAATTTTACCATCTATCATATAACCATAAAATGGACCTTTAATACCATGTTTATTAACAAAATATATTTGATTACCTATTTGTAAATATTTTTTACTTTTATAACTAATAATGTTTTCAACAGGTTTTTCTGGTTGGGATATAGTTTTTGTCAGGTATTTTGACATTATATTCTGTCCATTTTTGATAAATATTTCATCTGGTATTTCTTTGGAACCAATATATTTAGAATACATTAGATACTTGACCATCTCCACTAATTTTTCATATGGGCAGGAAATTTGTAATAATTCATCTGATAATATATTATATAAGTAATAATTGTAATTGGTTATTTCAGGTTCTGTAATTGATGGTTTATTTTGTTTTGTATTTTTCATTAGATTATCTACCTGAACCAGTAACTTTTCATTCAATTTCATTAAATACATTACTCTTGATGGGTCTCTAGATGATGCTATCTCTCGATTATTTTTTTCAATATGACATTTAATTATTTTGTTACTCAAATGGACCCCAAATCACTGCTTTATTATGCTGTGAGAATCAATATTGGTCAATTTATTTTTGGATTTACTTTTTTGTTCTGTTTGTTACTTGTTATTCATGTGGTTAAAAATCATTATGAATTGAGATTTAAAGTTAATGAATCATTTAAGAAAAATTATCTTTACAGGATAACTCGTAAGATTGCAAAACAGTACAATGGTAAAAACAAAAAAAGAATAATTTGAAATAAAAATTTGTTTAAAAAATAAATAACTTTTTTATTAATGTTAAAACTATTAAAAAAAGGATTAGGTAAAATTAGGAAAAATAATTCATTTGAGGTTGTCGAAGGAAGTTTTGATGATTTTGTTCAATCTGAATTAGAACCTGATAATGAAATAAAATCCGACAATACACCTAATGATAATATATTTAATGAATTTGCAACTGGGGATACAACTAATGATAATATATTTAATGAAATTACTTTAAATAAAACAGATAATTTTGAATTATTGGAGTTGGTAAAAAATTTAAATCAAATATTGGAAGCCAACACTATGAGTGTTGAAGAAATAATAAAAATAATAAAATCATCTAATCAAAATGATATTGGGAAAACAGACCAAGAAGGTAAAACAATTTTACATTATTATTGTTCAAATTCAAAAGCGGTAGATTATCTAGAAATTGGAACCATAATTGTTGATAAAATGTCAAAAGATAATTTAAAAAAAGTGGATATAGAACTAAATATGGGATTATATTATTGTTACCAAAATAAATTAGAACAAATAGGAGACCAAATAATTCAAAAGTTACTCATTTGAGATTGTTAAATAAAAATTGAAATTTTTAAAACATATCAGGCCATTAAGGTTTTGAATTATTAATGGTCACTCTTATTGAAAACAAGTCAAATTTAAGTACCTTTACCGAAACCGACATGTCGCTTATCTCTCGCTGTTTTACTTTCTCCCCTGGACAAATTAGAACAATCAAGAAGTTTAATAGCTTGAAGCAAAAGATAAGCAATTCGCTGATACCTGACAAGTACGAAAGAAGAATGAAGGAAATTGCATTAAAGTATTCTGAAATTCGTCATGAACTTTTCGAGCAATTCCACATCGCTGATTACACACCGGAACAACACCTAGTATTTCAGCAACTTCGCAGCGACTGTAACGACAAGCATAACAAGATTATGATTTGTCATGTGCGTGAAATGATGTCCCAGACCAATCTTAATAAGATTGAAGAATCAATTAGGAATAAACCATCTGATGAAGTATTACAATATCAACATTCCCATCTCACTCACCAACTTAAGATGGACAGAATTGATTTTGATAATGCAATTATTGAGGGTATCAAGCTGATTTGTCAGTTGGGTCACTACTTGGAATTTTTCCAAACATTCCAACGTAAGATGTCACAGTCCGCAAACATGAAGGTTTGATTTTTTTTATCTGTTCATTTTGACAATGAATACATTTGATTTATATCCGATTGCATTTCTAATGGCCCGGACAGGGCGTGTCTAAAAGTTATATAAGTTATATAACTTTGTAAAAATATATAAGGAAATAAATTCTAAGTTATATATATAACCAAAAAAGTTTTATGGAACATGTATGTAAACATTGTAATAAAGTTTATTCTTCATATCAAAGCTTATGGATACACAATAAGAAATATCATACCACTCAAAACCACAATATAACACATCCCATACACAATAATACACAAATATCCACAATAAATCCACCAATTTCCACAAATAAACTTGAGTGCAAATATTGTAATAAAATATTTTCGAGAATTGATAGTTTAACCAGACATTATAATTCTTGTAAATTAAAAAAAGAAGAGGAAACTAATAACCAGGAATTAAAATTAGAAATTATTGAATTAAAAAATAAAGTGAAAAAATTAGAAAATAAATCAAATTCAAAAACCACAAACAACATTAAAATTAATGGTAATTTATTTAATGGTAAAACTGATGTTGGACCAAAAATAATTATCAATAAAACAGGTTCTGAGAATGTGGATTTATTAAACTATGAAGAAGTTAGTACCATTTTTGACAATGAAATATCTAGTGTTATCAAATTGATTGAATTGGTTAATTTCAGTGAAGCAAAACCTGAAAACCATTCCTTCTGTTCGACCGCATTAGAAAGTCCATATTTATCATTTTACAATACTGACACCAATTCTGTTAACAAAGAAAGGAAAAAATACTTTTTTGAAGAAGTCATATGTAAAAGTATTCAGAATCATCAAATTTTATACAGCAAATTCAAAAATAAATTTAATTCGGTTAAAAGAAAGAAAATAGAAGATAATATAGCCAGTCTAAAGAAGATGAAAGAAAATAGTTTCAATAGTAAGATTATGGGAGAAATGATCCGTAATCTTAATTTACTATCTTACAATAAACGGGATTTAATACAAGAAACATGGACAGGTAGAAAATATGATAATGAGAGTGATGAAGAATTCATGGCTATGTTATTAGATGACCCACAAACACAAAAAATATTAGAAGAAAATAAAAAGAATAAAAATAAAGAAGTATCTTCTGATGAATCTGACAGTAATACAAGTGATTCTGAAGAAAGACCAACTTTACCTTTAAAAACTAAATCAAAAAATATCATAGTGTAAACAAATTAATTAAATTTATAATATAATTAATTTGTTTTATATTTATAAAACCGACTTTATCAAACAATGTAAATTGCCTCCAACACGGCCCTTGATGCCATAATTATGAGTATTTATAAAATATGGGGTAATTGGTTTTGATGGATTTATCATACTTGCTACATATGGTGCTTCTGCTTCCATAATTTGCGATACTTCTGGATCTATTACCTCTCTAATGGGAAATAATAGTTTTACTTCAGAATCAGTTTCATACCATACTCTATTAAATATTGGTGTGTTTGTTATTCTATAATTTATAGGACCTACATTATCAAAATCAATTTCAAGGTCTAATGGGAAAAATACAAAACGGTCCATCACATAATTATAATTATTAGAAAAAACATTTTGTGCTACTAATTCTATATTAGCTTGTCTTTCTGCTTCCAATTCTGCTCTTAAATTATCTAAATTAGATACACGGGCGATTCTTTCATCAGGTAAATAATATTTTTTTAAACATGCTTCCTCAAATGGCATAAATCTCCTCATAAATTTCCTAAGTGAAATATCTGGTATTTCTCTGATACGCCCATTTAATATATAATTTGCCCATGTACTGAATTCTTCTGTTGAACTAGGATCGGTTAAAAAAAAGCGTAATTTTTCGTTAACTTTTTCTATATCACAAGGAGACATCATTTGTTGTACTTGATTAGAATAAGTAATATTTCTAATATAGTACATCCATACTTTGAAACCATTTCCACCATAAGGCATGAAACACATACATTCATCAATATGGCGGTCGCCTTGATTATTAAAACTACAACTTAATTGTATAAGATTTTGTGCACAATTAGATTCTAATATATTTTTCAAGTTATCAGTCAATCCTTGAAAACAAAATATTGTTCCATATGGGTGTGCTGCTGTTATTTCTGGCGATGTAATAAAATTACCACCATAATCATTAACATTATAAGATGGTGAATCATAAACATTATTAAAACCAGAAAAATCGATATCATTTCTTATTCTAATTGCATAATTTTCATTATTAGCGTCACGAATTCTTTTTAAAAATATTGCCGGATCTTGACTATATTCAGCACCTCCATTGGTTATAATTGGAACTTGATATTGTGGTGTTCCTTCTTCATCGGTATGACTTGATAATACTTCATATAATTTCATTTTTGGATCAAAGAAAACAGTATTATTTATAAATAACCCTGATGTTAATCTATTAATTTCACATGGTTGATAAAATAATCTTGCTCCACCCATTAATTCCTTTAAGTTTAAATATTTATTTTTATATTTTTGATAAAGATGTTTATAGTTAGTTGTTGTCATATATTAACCATTAGAAAATATTTAGAATAACACAAAATGATTAATTATTATAATTATCTACTAGAATAAATTTTACCAACCAATTCCTTTTTGGTATTATATATATTGTTGAATTGCATTTATTTTATTTACATATATTTGGTAACATATTTATTATATATTCATCATACCTCACGCATTGTGTATATTCTTTGGTTTTTTGATAAAAATACTTGTATATATTATAAACATGCTCTGTGTTTTTAATGATATCCATTAGCTGATCTAAATTTCCGATTTCACTTGAATATACATTTATTATTTTGAATTTGCAAAATTTAACTAAAAAACCAATACAGTTAATTGAATGTTGTGAACCAGAATAAACAATTGATTTTCTAATATAATTTTTGTCTAATATGCGTCTTAATAAAAAACCATCAGTAAATATACTATACAAGTCTATAATCATTTCATATAAAAAATCAATTAATTTTTCAATTTGAACCATATTTTCTGGTTTAAAATTTATTATTATTAAATTTAATTCTTCCATTAATTTATCAAAAATTTGTACAATTCTGTTAAAATATCCTGTGATAAATGTAATTATATTATTTTTTAATTCTTGATTTTCATATCTATTAATAAGTTTATTCATATAATATTTGTCTTTTTGTTCATTTTTATCATAAATATTTGGATTTGTTAAAGCATCTAATAAATTTTTTTTCAAATTACTAATATCAATTTGAACTTTTTTAAAGTATTCAATAATTTTATTTTCATATTTGTTATTACCGGTTTCCAATAATAACTGCATATTTTTTTTAATTTTACCAGAAATAATTTTCATAAGTTTAAACATATTAAAATTATCACGAATATCTAACCAATGCAATCTAACTTTTGGATTTGATTTTGAGTATTTAACTAAATTTCTGTCTAATTCTTTTTTAATAATAAATTCTGTTTTAAACATTTCCATAACTTCCTCAATATAAATATTTCTTTTATTTGTAACAGGTTCATTGATATTTTCCTTTCTAATTTCCATAAAAAAATCTAATGAACAAGTTGAATCTTTAATTTTTTTATAAAGATATTGTGCAATATCTATACTATCAAATGAATCACATCTTGTTTGTTTATCTAATGAATTATGATTGTCCATACAAAATGTAATATATTTTTCAACACCATTAATTGTACCGGTTAATTCCACATAATTTATTGGACCATTAACTAATTGGCTCATAATATTAAGTATAATTAGATATTAAATGTTTAAACAAATTAAATTTTTATAAATCAAATTTGTTTGGTCTTACCATTTTTTGGGGAATAAGTTTTATATTGTTTACATTTAATTGCCTTTTTTGTTCTTAAAATATATTAACATCTTTAATAATAGTAATGATTATGAAGAAAGACTAACTTACACTTAAAAACTAAATCAAAAAAAATGATGTATTAACATAATATTTAAAATAATATTATATTAATGGCCCAAGTTGAAGAATATCACCAAAATAAAAATATTTTAACCAAATGGTTAGAAACAAATATCATTTCTTATGGGGGAGAACTATTTAATACTCTAATGAATAAAGAAGTTATTACTCATGAAGATATTGAAAATTTTTATGAGGAAATCAATGAATCTGATTATAAAACAATGGAAGAATATAAAAACGCCTTAGATAATCAAGAACCTCAACAAGTTATGCAATGGTATATGGTTACTGAAGAAGGTTATAACAAATTTAAAAAAGTAGGTTATCCAGTTGTTAAAATTAATGAACTACATTTTTATGGACGAACAGCTTATGGACAAGCTATTTATCTTGATTTTTATTATACGCCTGAAAAAATCAAGGTGATTCTAAGTAATGAATAATATTATTTTATAAATTAATTTTAGACTTCAATTTCTTTAGGTGATACTTTCTTAACTTTGCCAGTTTTTGACGAGTAAGTTCCATATAGTTCACCTTTGGTACCCTTTTTGGTCTTCACATACACATTTACACCTTCAAGAATATATGTTTTCCCTTTGATTTTAATTTCTGGAGTTTCGCATTCTTCTGTATCTGATTCTGATTCTTCTGATGATTCTGAATTAATTTCTAATAGTGGTTTACGTTTTGGTTTTACATTTACTTGATTAGTATTATCAATATCTGATTTTTGTTTAACTTGTTTTTTAAGAAAATCTGGTTTTTCATTTTCTGGTATTTTTTCAATCAAATCGTCAAAACCCTTTGGTTTATCTCCGTAATATTCGGCTTCTTCATCATCAATAGACTTTAAATTTTTCCAGGTTTCTTTTATTAATTCTTTATTATTATATGAAATTAAGTTAATATCGTTTTGATATCTTTTCATAAAATTATTATTTTCAAAAATTGAAGTTTTCAAATAGTTAATTTTATCTTTGTATTCTTGACGTTGTTTGCTAGTAAATTTGGGATTATTTGTAATTTTTTCAAGATTATCTAAATTTGCTACAAGAACTTTGTCAAATAAATCAAATTTATTGGTCTTAACAACTGTGTTAGTTTTTTCATCAATTACTGAGGCGTGTTTATCATTTATTGCTGTTACACAATAAGAATGATTTTCTGGGACTGATTTGTTAAAATTTACTAATTCAATAAAATAAATTAGACTATTTAATCCTTTATCCAATATGTCTTTTTGAAGTTCAAATGATAAGTGATTTATAGATCCGGATGTTGGCGAATTTATAATATATTGAATATTAGTTGTATTGTTATTAGTTGTATTGTTATTAGTTGTATTGTTATTGGTAATAATGTTTGGTTTGGATTTAATTTCTTTAATTTCTTCAGTTAATTTTTTAACTTGTTCTTCAAGTGGAATGTTATTAACTAATTTACATTTCTGTTCATGCCTCCATTTACTTTGTTTACAGGATAAATTCTTATGACAATATTTACAACAAAATAATTTATGCTTATCAACATCTGATTCACCATGATATTTTTTATTATGTCTCCATAATCCCATATATGATTGATATTCTTTTTTACAGCTTTCACAATAATAACTTTTGTTCATTAATATTTTAGTTTATAAATCTTTAAAATAAAATAATTTTTGTGTGTTATAACCGGTCATCTGATTACTGGTATATATAATCTTATTCATTTTTATGGTATATACAAAAAATAATATAAAAGACGTGTAAATCATGTAATTATAAAAGTCATCATAATACAAATATTGGTAAACATTATAACAGTTATATACATCATGTATGTTTACCGAAAAATACGTAATGTTTACTTTCATGTTGACATTTAATATTAGTTTGTTATTGTTTTTTGTAAATATACCATTAAATTGAATAAGATTATATATACCAGTAATCAGATGACCGGTTATGACACACAAAAAATTTAAAAAAATATTTATAAAATAAAATTATGTTCATAAATTAATTTTAGACTTCAATTTCCTTAGGTTACACTTTCTTAACTTTGCCAGTTTTTGACGAGTAAGTTCCATATAGTTCACCTTTGGTCCCCTTTTTGGTCTTCACATACACATTTACACCTTCAAGAATATATGTTTTCCCTTTGATTTTAATTTCTGGAGTTTCGCATTCTTCAGTATCTGAATCTGACTCTTCTGTATCTGATTCTGAATTAATTTCTAATAGTGGTTTGTGTCTTGATTCATATCGTTTTTTTAATTCTTTTTGTTTTTCTTTAATTAATTCATCTTCTGAATCTTCTGTTGTACTATCATCTGTTAAATCATCAAATCCTAGTTTTTCATTTTTCATTTCTAATTTATCACTTAATTTCTGTTGATTTAATTTACTCCATGTATTTTTAACTAGATCTTTATTATTATAACTAATATAATTGAGATCAGTGTAATATCTTTTGATGTATTTTTTGTTTTGGAAAAATAGTTCACGTAATTTACTTATAATTCCCAAATATTCATTCCTTTCTAAAGATTTAAACTTTGAATTTTTGGCCATTTTTTCTAACTTATCTAAATATGATACTAATAACTTATCAAATAAATCTATTTTATCAGTTTTGATGGTTATATTTGTTTCTAGATTTATTATAGTTGCATGTTTATCATTTATAGCAGTCACACAATATGAATGATTTTCTGGTAAATCTTTATTAAAATTTAATTTTTCTGCCATCAATGTTAGACAGTTTAATTTTTTATCCAAAATTTCCCTAAAATCTTTCAAAGATAATTTATTAATGTCTTCTAGTCCATGATTATTTATAACAAGTTGAATGTTGTTTGTCGTATTATTATTGGTAATATTATTTGATTTAGATTTTATTTCTTTTATTTCATCAGATAATTTTTTAACTTGTTCTTCAAGTGGAATGTTATTAACTAATTTACATTTCTGTTCATGCCTCCATTTACTTTGTCTATGTGTGAATTGAACATTGCAATACATACATTTAATACATTTTTCAGACATATCAAGTTTTTTATTGTGATGTTTTCTAATATGTTTTAATAATCCATTTCTTGTAATATATTCATTATTACAAAAATCACATTTGATTTTTTGTGTACTTAGTGTAAGCACTTATTAATATGGACTTTTTTGGACCGCAAAATTTCTAATAAATTATAAAATTTAATTTATTGATTATTAATATGATGATTAAAATAAAATAATTATATTAATATGAATTATCATCTGTAATCCTGATTGTAAGCTTTAAGTCCATTTATGTAAACATTCAAACAACATTAGATGACATATTATGGATTAATGATTATAATCAGGATTACAGATGGTTTAATTATTTAATTATAATTTATTAAATAATTATATGATTTTTACATACTATAATCTATATTTGTAAAATACTAACTATTTATAATCCTAAAAAAGTCCATATAATGTAAACGTTTACCAAATATAACACGCAAAAATTTTTTAAAATTTATAAATCAATTCTATACTTCAATTTCCTTAGGTGACACTTTCTTAACTTTACCAGTCTTTGGTGAATAAGTTCCATATAGTTCACCTTTGGTACCATTTTTAGTTTTATGGTAAACTTGTGTACCTTCCAGAATATATGTTTTCCCCTTAATTTCGATCTCTTCGCTTTCATCTTCTGACTCTGATTCCTCATCCAATTGTTCCTGTTCGCTCTCGTCATCTGATTCGGGTTGTTTGGCTGGGGTTGGGGTTTGTTTTGATTCTTTAGGTTTGTCATCCGAATCCTTAAACTTGGCAAATAACTGGTCCATTTGATTTTGGTATTTGATTTTGTTTTCCTCCAATTGTGTTTTTAATTTATCAACTGAATCAAACAATTCCTGTAATTTGTACTTAGACATGATTTTTGGTTTGAGGACTTTAACACTGAACCTAGCTAAAATTTCTTTAGATGTTCCTTTAATTGTTGAACCATTCATTTGGTCGCTAAACCATTTTGTATTGTTTTTAACATAATAATACATATATCTTGTATCAACTTTGTTAACTCTCATAACATATACATTATCATGTTCACAAGAAAAAGTATTATCGTAGTGACAACTCATATCACCCTTTCTTCCCATTATAAGCATAGTATCTTTAAACATTGGTTCATCGTCAATAAATAATATTTTATCTTGTGAAGATGTATAAAATTTATATTTGCCTTTTTGTAATCCTACTGATGCTTTATATTTAATTGTTTTCTTCTGATAATCAACTAAATCATCAAATTTATAACTATCATAATCGGCCCCTTCTTTGCCTTCATCCGTTAATTTCTTGATTAAGTCACAAATTGCTTTTTCCTTAGCTGGAATGGCTTCGGTATCTTGACTAATTTGTTGATGTAGTTTTTGAAGTGATTCTAATGGTTTCTTTAGTTTGGTAATGTCTTTTGGAACTGGGATTTGGATGTTTTCCAAGGTTTCTTTTGATAAACTGTTTTGAATTGAAGTAGTACAATTATTTTCAAATATATTTTTTAAATTTTCAAATAAATATGAATAAACATAAAAATATCCATCTTTTATTTTAAATTTGGATAATTTACACATATTTTGATTTAAATATGTTTTTTCTTTTGAATCAAATATACACATTTTATTATCAATACTACCAACTAAACACAATATAATATCATTTTGTTTTAAAATATATTTTTCATATTTTTTATTTTCAATTATAAATTTATCATCATTTGACATTAAGATTTTATTATCAACAATATTTTGCTGTTTAATTAATCGGACACCAACATTAAGCATTTCAGATGATTTAAAAGCATATCCTTTTTCAATCTCGCAAATATCACCAAGTTTTTTAAGTTCATATCCATCAGGGCATGGGACTTTATAGTCCTTATAATTTTTGTAATTGAGTGAGTAATCATATCGTTCTTTGTCTTCGGCTTTTTTACCTTTTCCTTTGACAATTGTTGGTTCTGAAATTTGTTTATAAGTAGCCGAACAAATTGGCTTTTCAATCACATTTTTAATTTCTCCTTTATTTAAAACCATATGAACCAATCCATCTGGTCCAATTTCAATCACATCTTGCTCTTCTTGTTCAACTACTAATTCAGAAAAATTAATTTTCTTAGTTTTACCATTTGAATTAAAAATAATAATGGATGTTTTAGTTGAAGTATTTTCAAATGCATTTTGAGGTACGGAAATTACATCTGTCACATTAAAGTTTTCAATTAATATCTGTCTTAACTTTGAATATTTACCATCAAAAAATACACCTTCTTTAAGAACACCACAACATGTTCCTCCTGGTGCTACCATATCCATTAGCAACATTAAACTACAAGCTTCTTTGTCATTTGCTGTGTCAATTTTATAT